CAGATAGTGTTCCCGATGGAATAATGTGAGCCACACATAAATGGCATGGGTTAGTGAATAATGGTTTCGCCCCGGAGAATACGCTTCGGGGCTTTTAATTCAAGAATTATGGAAAAGAAATTTACCGTTGTTGAAATCGTGGAAAATCTTATTGGTAAGATTAATCCTGTTGGTGAAACGAATGAAGACGAAATTCGTTTTGAAAACCTCAAATTGATGTGCGATTTGACAAATAGTCTGATCTCAAAAATAGATAATGTGTCTTATGAGAATAAAGACAGGCAAGAACATTCGATAAAAAGAGCCGCTGAGTATGCAGAAAGGTTTTTAACAGAACAGATAGGAATACAATAATATGCCATACTACATAAAAAGAACTAAGTCCAAGAAGAAAGACAAGCCTTTGCCCTTGTTTGATAAGGCAGGGGTGATAATAAAGAAGAAGCCGGATTTAAAAGCTAAACTCGACAAAGAGTTTTCCCTTTTTATCCGGCTTCGTGATTGTATGCCAAACGGATATTTCCGCTGTATCTCATGCGGGCAGATAAAGCCTTTCGAGCAGGCAGACTGTGGGCACTATTTCAGTCGTACACATTTGGCCACACGTTTCGATGAGAATAATTGCCATGCTGAATGCCGACACTGCAACAGATTCAAAGCGGACCATTTGGAAGGGTATCGGGTGAATCTGATAACTAAAATCGGACAACAGAAATTTGATTTACTAAAAGTGAAAGCTGCCGGTACTTCTAAGATGTCTGATTTCGAGTATGGGCAGCTAATCAAGTATTACAAGGCACTTAATAAGAAGTTACGAAAGGAGAAAGGATTATGAAGAAAGAAATTGACGCATGGGTATGGAATCCAGCAGATGCGCTATTCAAGCAAAAGAAATCAGAAAAAGCAATCGGTCATATTATCTATTGCGAATGTCCCGAAAAATGCGAGTTGTACGCAAAAGGTAATTGTGTCGCTTTTGATAATTATTGCCCTCATGGAAGCAGAGGTCGAGTTATCGGGTATTCAAGAATGGCAAGTAAATTTCACTCATGGATAAACGAATTTAAAGAGAAACATAAAGATGTATATAAGTCAAAATTGACACAGCCCAAAAAGTTGGAATACTTTATGGATTTAGTCTATATCCCAATTTCATACTTAGGGCTAAATGAAAATATAGAGTTCGTATCTGGAGGTGGTTATTTTGCAAAAGGAAGGCCGATTATTAAACGAGAGCATTTCAATGCAGAGTTTATATCCAAGAAAATAATCAATTTTACTCCCTATGCTTTGTTGGGAGGAAGAATAAAAGATTACCAAGACAAGGAAGTGCCGAAATTCCTTTTATGGCTAAAGCAACTTGACAACGCTCTATATGAGGAAGTAAAAGAAATGAATCCAACCCATAGCGGATTTGTTGCCATGACCAATGTAGGTCGCAAAGCGATACTGCAAACATTGAATCCCAATATAGGTATATTCAAGGACATACACGGTGGAATATGGGTTTGGGATGGTGAGTACCTGCACTCTAACAATACACACGCTTCTTTCACACTTATTGAAACAAGGGAAATTCAAGAATGTAGGCTAAAGCCCAATGGAAATGTTGCGGTTAAGGTGTGTGATGACGCACAGGTAAATGATAATACAGAGTTTATAGATTGATATGTACCAACTGCGTGATTACCAACAGAAAGCCTCTAATGCAGCCGTTTCTTTCTTCAACAACAAAGCCAAGAAAACGAATGCTATCATGGTCTTGCCTACGGGTTCGGGAAAGAGCCTTATCATAGCGGATATAGCTGCAAGGCTTGACGGACATACCTTAGTGTTCCAGCCGAGTAAAGAAATTTTGGAGCAAAATTTCAAGAAACTGTGCTCATATGGTATTCTTGATTGTAGCATCTATTCGGCTTCTTTCAACTCAAAGGAGATAAGCCGTATCACATTCGCCACCATAGGTAGCGTGAAGAATCATCCCGAATTATTTACCCACTTTAAAAACATAATTGTGGATGAGTGCCATTTGGTAAACCCTAAAGAGGGAATGTACAAGGATTTCTTTGAAGCTGTAAAATGCAAGGTTCTTGGATTAACGGCCACACCTTACCGGCTTTCATCCAGCCGTGACTTCGGTTCTATGTTGAAGTTTATCACCCGTACAAAGCCCCATGTCTTTTCAGAGGTCATTTACCATGTACAGGTATCAACTCTTTTAGATATGGGATATTTGGCGAGGTTGAATTACTACCCTATGAATCCTTCAGGGTGGAACGAACTCAACCTGAAAGTGAACACCACCGGCGCCGACTACACAGATCGGTCCGTCCAGCGAGAATATGAACGGATAGACTTTTACGGTTATCTCGTTCATATCGTTCAAAGGCTGATGAATCCCAAAGCTGGAGGAAAACGAAAAGGCATTTTGGTATTTACTCGATTCTTGAAAGAGGCTGAACGATTAACGATGTCAATACCTGGTTGCGCTATTGTATCCGGTGAAACTCCAAAAGTCACGCGTGAAATGATTCTCAAGCATTTCAAGACAGGTGAAATACCTGTTGTTGCTAATGTCGGAGTATTGACTACTGGTTTTGACTATCCTGAACTTGATACAGTAGTAATGGCACGCCCTACGATGTCACTTGCTATGTGGTATCAAATTGTAGGTCGGGCTATCCGCCCGCATCCTTCCAAGGAATGTGGCTGGATTGTTGACCTTTGTGGTAACATCAAACGTTTCGGAGAGGTGTCGGACTTACGGTTATTTGATAGTGGTAATGGTAAATGGGCTGTTTTCTCCAAGGACAGGCAATTGACTAACATAAGGTTTTAATCTGAATGGAAAACGATAAAGGATTTATAAAACTAAGCCGCAGGTTCTTCTCGAATATAATGTGGAATGAAGCCCGGACATTTAGCAGTTGCGAAGCGTGGCTAGACTTAATACAGTCTGCGCGATTTGATGCAACGCCCCGAAAGGAGTGTATCGGAGGTCGAGAAGTGGTCTATAATCGTGGGCAATACCCAGCATCCATCAGGTTTTTAGCAAAACGTTGGCAATGGTCAGAAAAGAAAGTCCGTTCTTTTTTGGAGCATCTACGGAAAGAAGGTATGATAACTTCTGAATGTACGCAAGGTATCAATATCATAACATTGTGCAAATATGACGAATATAACGATGTCGGCACAACAAAAGGCACAATTAAGGGCACAGATATCAACATGGAAATCAATAGTTTAAAAGAAGAATGGGCACAATTAAGGGCACAATTAGAGGCACAGCCTATGAATAATAATCCGCCACAATCTGAATTTTCACAAAAATTAGGGCACACGGAGGGCACAAATACAAAGAAAGATAAAGAAAGAGAGTATATAGATATATCTCTTAATAATCAAGAGAAAGAAAATACTCCTAACGGAGTACCAAAGAAAGACAAGCTTTCTTCGGCCTCCCTTTCTGAAAGGGTTGATTATAACGGATTGATGGAATACTATAACTCTACATTCAAGGACAAACTTCAGCAGATAAAGTTAATGACCGAGGCTAGAAAGAAAGCCGTTAAAGCCCGGATAGCCCAATATGGCAAAGAATCCATCAGAACAGCTTTTAATATTATCCTTCAGAGTCCCTTTCTTCTTGGAGAAAATAACCGCAACTGGAAATGTGATTTTGATTGGATATTTAAACAAGCAAATTATACTAAAATTTTAGAAGGTAATTACAATGGAAAACGAATTGATACTGCCGCCACAAGAAGAGAGTCGGTTAGCCGCCTTAAAGACCTCGCCGGAGCAATACTGCAAGATGCTTCGCCCAAAAACGATTGAGGATGTATTTTTAAGTTCAGAACCAGCAATAGGGACAATCACAAGGAAACTTGGGGAAACAAAGTCAAGAGCCGCCGTTGTTCTTTTGCTTGCCGATGCTTTGGAATTTTTCAATGCTACTGAAACTATGTCTGATATTCAAGTAGCTATGACCGTTGATTTGATCATAGAGGAATACCCGTACTTCAAAATGGATGACTTGAAGCTCTGTTTCAAAAATGCTATGAAGATGAAATATGGACGAATATATAATCGTATTGATGGGCAGGTGATTATGAGTTGGCTTCGTGAGTATAATAAAGAACGATGTGCTGCTGCCGACATCCAGTCTTGGAATGAACATAAATCACATATATCAGATGAGTTAAAGCCTGTGTCCGGTATATTCTATGAAGAGTATAGGACAGAACTTGAAAAGCGTGCATCGTCTGGTGATGAATCTGCTATCAATGCTTTACGTATATCTAACAGTTTAATGGATGAACTAGTCAAAAGAAAGTTTGAAAAGCAGAAAATGCAATTGGAAGAGTTTTATAATAAGCAAGAAGCATGAAAGTAACAATCTACTGGGACACCAAACATCTTGATCCCAAAGACGCCCCCAGAATTATAAAGAAAATCAGAGACAGGTTTAACATTCCCGATTACACCACAGTAAACGGAGAAACTCCCTGTAACATCAAGGATGAGGATATGGAGCTTCTCAGGGAAACCGAACGCAGGGGATATATACAGATCAGAAATAAATAGTTCTAAAAAGTACAATATGAAAACAATATCAATAGATGTGGATGCGACAAGCGTTCAGATAGAGACAAGTATGGCTGGAAATGGATATGTCAGAGTAACAGCAGAAGTCGATGAAAGAGATTCTACTAAATTACTGGATTCCATATCCAAAGACGATATTTCAGATTATATGCGTGAGAATGGTTATATCTGTGAAATTGAATAATTTAAATAAACGTAAATATGAATTAAATAAGATATGGTGGTGGATTCGAACTCACCTATACGCCATTACCTCGTGCATAGGCTACCATTCGCACTCGACTTTGCTTGCGCTTTCAGGGAAAACCGGTAGGTAGCATTTATCCCAAACCATATCTTGAAACAAAGATAAATAAAAAAAATCAAATATGAGCTATTATCCAGATAAAAATCAAATTCCAACAGGATTTGAAGAATGGTCTTTTACCAATATGCCCGAAGACGGTGAAGTCGTAGAAGTATTGTCATACGGTAAGATAGAAACTATGAGATTTGATAAACCTTATATGGCATTCAATCCTCCTGCTATCACCCGTTTATGTGGATGGACTTTAGGTTGTAAGTGCCAAGAAGGGATTACGCATTTTAGAAGAATTAAATCATAACTAATCAAAGATGAATATCAATAAACTAAGAAAAAGGAATTTCAATTATCATCGTAAGCAAAGGCGAAATCGGTATTTAGCAGCTTATAAGGAATTGAAGCATGAGATAGAAAAAGAGTCTAAAAGAGGCAAATTGAGCATTCGTTTTCGTGGCAATTTTAACTATGAATACGCAGTGGCAGCAAGATTGTTTTTTAGTAAGAATAAGGATTTCTATGTCAGAGTGAAATTAGAAGAAACAGAGTGGAATAACGAGTTTACAGTTAAAGAAATATTGATTAGTTGGGATATTAATGATGAGCCAGTGTATGATGAGTCAATAGCTTTTAATTTTGATTCAGATGATGAAGATGATTAACTAATAACTAAATAAAAAGGAATCAAATGATAATAGCATGGTTCTCATGCGGTGTAACATCCGCAGTCGCTTGTAAGATAGCATTGAGTCTGTACAATGATGTGCAGCTCTATTACATTGAAACCGGTTCAGGCCATCCCGATAACTCTCGCTTTCTCTCTGATTGTGAGAAATGGTACGGACAGCCTATTCATACCATACGAAGTGATAAGTATGCCAATGTAGAAGATGTATTAACTAAGAAACGATACATCAATGGTCCAACTGGCGCCGCTTGTACATTTGAGCTAAAGAAACAAGTCCGGTATAAATTAGAAAAGGAGTTGGGAAGTTGGGACGGGCAAGTATGGGGCTTCGATTACGATCCGAAAGAGATTAACCGGGCTATCCGATTAAAGCAGCAGTACCCGGACACAAAGCCACTATTCCCGCTTATTGAAAAGCAGATCACGAAGCCGGATGCAATGGGAATGCTTTGGAAAGCTGGCATTAAACAGCCTGTCATGTACTCAATGGGTTACAATAATAATAACTGCATCGGATGTGTGAAGGGTGGTATGGGCTACTGGAATAAGATACGCAAAGACTTTCCAGAAGTCTTCAACCAAATGGCACAGATTGAACGTAATGTTAGTGCTACGTGCCTAAAAGACAAAGAAGGACGTATCTTCCTAGATGAACTACCAATATGGCGAGGTGACCAAGTGGAAGAAATTATACCGGATTGCTCTCTTATCTGCCAAATAGAATTTCAAGAGATCATTGACAGACAGGTAGAGCGAGTTTTGAAAGGAGAAATTAGTATTAACGATGTAGCCTAATTAGGCTCAAAACAAAAAAAGTAATGAATATTATGGGAGGAAATTTATACTCAGTCTGTGAACTAACAGCCGAGCAACAAAAGGCTTTCAATAAGCTAAAAAAAGCATATAAGGAATGTGAGAAGACAGGCATTTACTTTGCTAATTGCTATGGTAGTTTGATGGCTTTTGATAAGAAGCTTGTAGCTGGATATGGTGATTGTACTATGACACCGGACGGTGAATATACAGTCGAACTGCATAATGGATGTCCCGCTGATTCTATGCAAATTGTCAACGAATGGGCGGACGATACTCATGTATTGGGGTTAACTAAAAAGGGCATGAAATTGTACTTGTCGGATGAAGAATAATTCAAAAACAGATAGGAATGAATAAAAATGTATCTAAATATGCTTCTGAGCATTGGAGCAATAGCGATTATAAGGTAAGAGCCGAAATAGCTCATCAAAAAAACGTATGTGTAGCTACCTCTGTTGTAAGAAAGGCTGTATTGGAAACCTTTGAAAAGGCTTTCTGTCTTGGTGAGGAAGATATGAAGCAGAAAGCTATCGAATCTTATATAGAAAACTGCGAGTACAAATCAGATTGGTGCTGCGGTTGTGCAGAAGCTCATGGAGCTATCCTTTCTGAACCGGATGTATGCATGGGTAGGGATTGCCCGACTGTGAAACAATTTATTGAAAAACTTAATTCGTAACTGAATAAATATGAACAGAATACAGGAATTAGAAGCTGAAATACAGCGTATAAAGAAAGAAGAAGCCGATAGTAAAAAAGCTAAATACCAGCATTTTGTCGGTAAGTATGTGCATAGAGCGCATACCTCGTATGAAAAGATTGTCGGTATAGATCGGATTGATACAGATGAATTTGGTGACGAAGTAGTATTTGATAGTATTCATGTATATTACGATAATAGAGGAGATGAATACAATAATGATGCAAGTATCAATTTACAAGGCTGGGGACAAGCCTATGCCGAAGAACTTGAAAAACAGCTGATATCCCATGAGACATTCAGTAAAGCACTGAATGATTGTATTGACTTGATAAAAAGAAGATTAGCGTAAAACTAAGTAAACATGAATATTGATACAGAGTTTAATGTAGGTGATAGTGTATGCTATCTAAGTGGAGACAATATTTATCATTCCACTATCAGCAAAATATCCATTGAAATATCGCATGAGGATAGAGGTTTTTTGATGGTTTATAAGCTTTCTGACGGATTAAGTGTCCCCAGAAACAATTATCCACAATGGGATAAAAGACTTTTTAGAGATAAGGATAGTTTAATAAAGTATTTATCAGAATTATGAAACAGACATTAGAACAAGCGGCTATAGAAGCTGTAGAAAATCACTATGGAATGGATTACGATGGGAAAATACATGAAATGTATATTCTTAGGGAGGCCTTCGAAGCTGGTGCGGAATGGCAGGCAAAGCAATCTCCGTGGACGTTGGTAAAAGACAAATTGCCTGATGAGAGTGAACTTGTACTTTGCCGAATGGTATCCAATGAAGCCATTGTTAGTGGATTCATATTTATCTCTCCTGATGGATTGCCATGTGTTGCAACCCTACCTAGCTTTGAATTTGAAGACTATGGTGGGTATGTGTGTGATATGTGGATGCCGATACCTAAGTTTAACGAATAATATCATGAAGAGAAGGATGCAAAAAAAAATGATGAAAAATCCGGGTAGGTATAAATTGCATCAGTATTTGAAATATGCTCATCAATGGGCAACTACTATCGCTTATAAGTGCCGTTTATACCTGATATTAGAGAGTGGTAAGATAATTAGAATCGAAAATTAAAAATCAAGCCTGAACTATTCGGAATCTCCTAATAGTTTAGTAGTCCCAATACTTTTTTAAATGATGCATCCCCAAATGTCTTTGATGTTTGGGGATATTTTTTGAAAATAAAATTTATATTATGGAAATAAAAATAGATCAGAACTTATATGCTGATTCATTAAAAGCGGCATTGAAAGTAGATTTTCTTAAAAGTAGTAAGGAATTAAAATTATATGCAGCCTCTATCTATAACGCTTCGATGTGGGCTAGGGAAATCGATAAAAAATTGGCTATACGCACACGGATAAACCCTTCGCCAATACAGCAATAGGTATTATCCAATGTAGCACCTTCTCAAAACGTTCTAAAAAACATTCCATTGAAGAATCCTAAATATCAGGCAGAAATCACAGTAGAATGCGAAATCTGCCTGATCCAGCAATATGTCAACCTTACTTTCCTTCATACATTGCTTCCATATACAACCATATCTTACCCGGAGGAGCATCCTCATCAGCAAAATAAAATTTATGTGCAGTCTTAATGATTAACTCATCATCGAGAACTGTACATGTATCGGCATAAAATCCGTTAAAAGCTACATACTTGTCCCATTTCGTTGTCCCCGAGGGGAAAGTCATGCCTTTGGTTACCGATTCTATCTGTTCAAGCGTCCAATATCCGCCTTCGCATTTTTTGCCAGCCCTATCTGTATACCGGATCATAGACACATCATGCATGGCAAATCCTTCATCATAATGGTTTCCATACATGATACCATGTTGTTCACGCATGAACTTCCAGAACATTTCCGGATGTTCCTCTTTCATTTTGCAAAGCATTTCGTTTAAGCCATCCACACTTTGCCACATTATCTTTTCTGTTGCTACGCCTGCATTTCTTGCGGCGATTAACATATTCTTGTAATCCATAATAATTATGCGTTAAAAAGTTCTTTCAATTCAAGGAAATCCGCCTCGGTTATCTTTATCGCTCCAGTATTGCCGAACATAAGATTGAAAACCGGATTATTCGGTAATTTAAATCGAACCACGCCTTTTCCAATAGTTCCCTGTAAAAATCCCTTGCCAAACGTGGTTTCTTCCATTTCTCGGAACATGGTCATCATGTCTTTAAATAGCATGTCCGCGTCAATATTTCCCTCTTCATCACAAATAAATAATGCAGCATTATCAATTGTATTCTCAATCTTCCCTCGCTCACGTGCCAAATAGTTTTTGGCTCCACGCTTCATGTAGATAGAAGCCGTTTTCAAATTCGGGTTCTGTGTCACAAAATCATCAATCCGGCCATCGACCCATGTTTCTAAAGAATTAATAGCTTTATCTTTAAAATCTAATAATTTCTCTTTTGCTTCCATACTATTTATTTTTTAGGAGTTTTAGGAACTGGCTGTTTACCATTCTTCATATCAATAAATTCCTGCCAAGTAAGATGAGAGTATTGCATAATGTATTCATTCATCAGTGCTTCCTTCTTGTTGGCTTCGTCTTTGGCAGTTTTTTGAATTCGCTTCAAAAGCGTAAGGTGCTTATCAAGAGCATCCTTCCCGTCCTTAGTATTGTTCTCTACAATCGGACGCATGATGCGCATATATTCGCGTTGAAGTATCTGCTGGATATTGATGCTGCTTTCTTGGAACTCCTGATTGTTTTGCAAAAAATCAAATTCTTTATCACTCAATGAAGAAGTGATACGATCAATCTCGTCCCACACCGGAGTAACCGGTTGCGATGGTTGCTGATAGGTCCTCTTCATGTCAGCAATCTTTTGCTGCATTACCTCCTGCTCTTTTTCAAGTTCCGGGAGAGAAAAGTCCCTTTGTTGTAATAGTGGATCTCCGAAATTCATATTGCTTGTTAGTTAGTGGTTAGTAAAAAAAAGAAAGTGGTTCACCCCCCGGAGGGGGCTTACCACTAACGCTTTTTGCGTTTCTTTGCGCTCTTTACAGATTTCACGCTGTCGGAGTTGGCGTTACTGTACCTGGACAGTTGCATCCGAAAGGGTTTGCACCCTCCAGAACTGTAACTGTAGGAGTAGACGGCAATCCTACAACACCGTAGATGGCGCGGCAAGTCTTGCGATCAGTGTAGTTGATAGAGGCAGTAAATGCTCTGTCGATTTCGCACTGGATCAAACGATCTTGATACGGGCGAGTGGCTTCCAGAACGGCAACCTTCTTGTCAAGGTCACAGAACTTGGCACTGTAACGCTCGTTCAGTACGTCGTAAAGATCACGTTGTGATTTGTACAGACCGAAGTCACCGTCTATCTGAGACTTGTACAGACCAAAGTCAGCATCTACTTGAGATTTCCATAATTGGAATTTCTCGTTGATGTCAACATCACGATGAGCGTACATCTGTTCCTGAGTGTTCACTTTCAGGCCCCACATTGCATTAGTCAATGCAAGAGCTTCAGAACAACCCTTTTCCCATGCCTGAAAAGCAGTGGGAGCAGCAGCAGAACGGCCTGCAATTGCATCGCTTACCGTGTTGATGTTCACGTTTTCGGGCATACCGCCACCAAAACCGAAACCACCTCTACGAGACAATGCCCACAAACCGAGCGCTGTGCCGGCTATGCCTAGACCTAAACCAGCCGAATACTCACGTATTGCTACGTGTCCTGACTATATCTTACCCATACTAAGTATGAGAAGCCCTGTTTCGAATTCCGTGCAAATAGGAACCCTACTCTCCCGATTCGGAGATAGTCGATACACCGCTCAACCTTTCAATTGCATGGCACGGGATTTACCACGTGGGCATTCCCCGTTAGCATTAAAGTAGTTCTTTAACACCCCGCTTGCGAAGCGGATAAGGGCTAACAGGCACTGTTACATACCAGCTACACCTTTCGATGCAAAACGGTCGCGGTCATAATCGTAGTAGTCACGATCTCCGTGTACATACTCCTTCTCCTTGATTACTTCTTTTACTTCAGCTTCCATAAAAATATGTTATTTGTATGTTACAAGACAATGCAATAGCATTGCGATACAAATAACCTTATAATGGCTATGCTAACATATTGCTTATCTGCGAGTTCTCTGCGAGTTCTTTGCTAATTTCACTTATACAGTTTTTTACACTCCATTTCTGTAATTTACACTCAAAATTATTGCGGATATGATTTATTGACTGTCTTTTAAGGTTGGTATGCCTTGATATTTCATCATCGGTAAGAAACTGGGCAAGAAAATAAACGAGGATATATCGGGCATCTACACACTCTTCTTTATTAGAAAAAATCAATGATGGCATTTCAATGCCTGTGTGTTTACGCACCATGGCATTTATCGTCTGGTATAAATCTTTTGTTTTCATATCTGTTATAAAACATAAAGTTATTAAAAACAATAGTCACAACCCGCTTGTTTAGTGAGGACTGAAAGCCCTAACAGCATTGGATTGTGACTGTTGTCCCTTGTGGTTTACCAGACGTGGCAAGGGACGGGCTTTCTTTTATCTCTAAGCCCCGGAAAGAGAGCATTGTTAATATCCTTATGAGATGCTTCTACTCATCTCTAATAATCAATGATCTAAATCATATTAACCTCCTTTCTTTGATGTTGTTTACATACATACACTCAGCTTGAAAAATAAAACACAAAACGAATTAAGCTTTCATATAGGGATGTACAGGCGTCCCTTTTTACTAATATCATTCCTTCTTTAATTTATAGATAATCCATGCAATAATCATCAATAGTAACAATGTCGCTAAAGCCCATATTGCACCAGATATCTGTTTTGGCACCGTCGTTTCGTCTTTCTGCTTCTCCTGTTCCTGCCTATCGTTTTCCTGACTCCAGGAAGACGATGAGCTATCGGATTGCAAAGAAAAACTGTCTGCGGATATAACATTAGTTTCTTGCTCGATCTTATTGTTTTCTTCAGTATCGCCTTCAGCTAAAAGCGGATGCTTCCCTGTTTTAGAATCTATTGGCTTGCTAGTATCATACAACTTCCAGTTTATTTTCCGATTCATAGTAGAATGCAAGAAGTTGGATATATCCTGCTTATTGGTAAATCCAAAACCAACAGCCATTCTGGTACTATCTTTTCTCTGAATGGATGTTTCCTGGACTGTGGTAGATTTATGACTCCCACAGGAATAAAGCGACATCACAATTCCCATCACAACCAAGGCTATAAAACCTATTATTGATAGCTTAACCATTTCTTTTAGATTATTCATGAACATTTTCTTTTTATTAGTGTTACTATAAGGTTCATATAAACTCTTTTGAACGGCCTTCCGCTGTGATAGTACATTGCCGTTATATTATAGCTCAAAGATGAAATCATTGATTCGATTTAACCAGCCTCTCTTGAACTTGTTGTTAGCCGGGCGCTTATGACAAATTTCCTCGATGAAGTCAAACCGTGCAATCTTAATCATATCGAATAATTCGCGAGGATTACGCGAATTAACAGCTTCAAGGGTTTTAGGCCCGACGATGCCGTCCACCTTAACGTTAAGAAGCTGTTGCGGTATCTTTATGCCGTAGTTTCCCGAAGCCCAAACCCAATCTACCAGAATATTAGCAACAGACTGACTTTCTATCTGGTCAGCTTTCCATCTGTCCCAGTACATTGTCTTTAATATCTCGGTCCATTCCCGGTCCGACAAATTTTCCAATCTCTCAACAGTTGGTACCGGATAACCTTTCTTCCGGCAATACTGCATATAGGTTGCAAGCGTTACACCTCGATTAGTCGCTCCACCTAGGTCATCAGGATCATTTACGAAACCTCCCTCCCACTTTAGGATAAGAGGTGCCAGTTTTTCAACATTTGCCATTACTTTCCTTTTTATTATAATTCATCAATTTTTCCCAATTGTCTTAGCTTCAGACCGTCAAAATACATATTCACAGACTGGCTCATAAGTGACACAGTGAAACTTTCTGCCGGGAGATACACTTGTTCTGTCATCAGATTAGCGATGGCCTGATTGTCTTCAAGAGTGGCAATGAAACTAAGCTGCTTATTCACATACAGAAATTTCCCAAGGAAAGCACGCTGACCATTGAAATCGTTGTCTATCATCCGACGAATCTTATTGAGCGTTCCTTCCCGGTTAGTCAGGTGATTTTCCATCCGTATCTTGAGAATGTAATACTTTACGAGTGCGCAACTCCTGTCAAGCGTTTCCTTGGTAACAGCTTTAGCTTCTTCTTTGCCGATAGTCCGGTTATTCAGGTCACTGAAATATCTTGCTGTCTGGTCGGTAGACTGTTTAATACCTCTCAATAGCTTTTGGTTACTGATAATCTGAACTACAAATACTATCAGTAATAAGGCTGTGAATGTAACAGCAAAACCAAACATGACCTTTAAGGCCCCTAAGTCTCCAGCTGCCTCGGCAATCTCAATGGCTGATTTAGAAAGTTTGTCCACTGCTTCAATGTTTCCTTGTTGTAGTATCATAGTTTCTATTATTTTGGTTTTCTGTATTCATGACTTTTGATTTAGTAGAATTTATCTTATCTTTGCAATAAGATAATGTGAGGACATTATCCCGCTCACAATCCCGCCCCACTCGTGAGAGCCAGGCGGGATTAATTTATTACTGAACTAAATGAGCGGCAATCATACCAAGAAATTCCTCACGAGATATTTTAACCGGAACATCGGCAAACCCGAACACTTCGATTTCTCCGTCATAACCGATCACTTCGCAGATTTCCGCATATTCACTTCGTGAGAACATACCATTCTTGACTTCCACCTTTTCTTCCGCTTTTTTCTTGATGGTTACCTCACAATTTTCTTTCAGTTCTTTTATTTCCGCCTCAAAATCTTCTTTGGTGGCGCGGGTTTCATCAGCCTTTTTCAGTTCTTCATCGGATGGCATTTCAGGCTTTTCAACGGGCTTACCGTCTTCTCCTTTTTGGCCTTTCTTCCACTCCTTAGCTGCTTTCACCCGGGCATCAACGGATTCCATCTCGGCTATTGCATGAGCTCGGTCATCAAATCCTTCCTTTTTCAACCCTTTCTCTATTTCTTTCTTGATTTCTTCGAATTCCTGCACCCTTTTGTCATAGGCAATGCGGGCCAGCATCACACTTGCAACTTCGGACTTTGGCAATTTACGTCCTTCAAACACCAAGGGAATATTCGCTACAATTCTGTTTTTCAAATAAATGTCGTTGTAAGTCATAATCATTTGTTCTTTTTAGGGTTATACTTCTTCTTTAATTTCATTAATGCAGCTTGTCACTGCTGTGGCAATGCCGGCCATTTCCGTAAATGGAATGTTGTTCATGTTCAACTTTAGTTCCTGCCCATCTGTATAGGCATTTACAGAACCCATTTCTCCATCATCCTTTTTGGTTGCACTCAAGTTAAGTGCTGTAATTTCCTTGCTTGACGGCTCCTGACGGAAGTCACCTGTCATTTCGTAATTAGCATCCGTGTACTTTACATCACCGGTAATGCCTCTGTTTGTAATTTCTACCATAACTTTACTTTTTTATTTGGTTAAACAATTTATTTAGTTTATCTCTTTACTTTTTAATCAAGCTGCATAAAACACTATCAATCGGGAAAATCATACTGAACATTTGTGTCCATTAATAAATCACCATCCAGTTGACTTCCTGAAAATTCCCATGTAATCTCAGTAGTATGTTGCACGGAATCATAGACAGCCTTTCCCGATGTAGATACCATAGGTCTTATCCAGCCAAGATTTTGCACATAATAATCAGGAACCATAAGTCCCGCGGTTAATTTATCCCCGGTATTTACTACAAAATTTCCTTGTTTAAGAACTCCACCCGATGATGAACCGGCAAGTTCCATCATCTCACGCCATGTCGTTGTTCCCGGGTTCCATAACGAGTCTCCATTCAGCGAAATTCCTATATTAAACGCTGCATCATCAGGGATATATGAACTTTGAGTTGTACCACTATCCCAAACTGCATATCTCCAGAATACCCTTGTCCGTGGACGACTGATTGTAATATCTCCTTTATATGGTTTAGCACCAAAAACCTCTGGATATATCATAAATGTATACCCTTGCGAAGCGGTAACCTCTGTAAATCCATAATCGAAATTGCCAGGATGAGTAGTTGGTATAATTATCGCAATGGCTATCACTTTATAATTCTGTATATTTATACTTCTGAAAAGATCATAAGAAACAAGATCATTATAAAACCCGACATTAAAGAATGTTGGATACTGATTACTTTTATAGACAAGATATCTTGATGTATATCCTGACCTTTCACAGATATAAAGAACTCCGGAATACCATATCGGATTAGCCGTTCCAGTATGCTTAGAAACAAGTTTCTGCATTAAATTTCTTTGGGAGTTGTCTACACTGAGATCAATTTCTATTTTTACATTTGTATTATCATAATCAAAGCTGGTTGGAACTGAAGCAAAATCCACTTTGCAAGGTCCTTCTGTATGATCATATCCTATCCAGTCTGTTATCCTTGAAAAATCCACATTTTCTATCGGAGAATTATATCCATAGACATAACTACTTTCAGCAGGATGGGAATTACCTACCTTATAAGTATTTATATCCAAACTGTTCTTGTATATAGTATCATTAAATGTGGTTTCAGTTGGGAGTGTTCCCTTTACTGGTTTAATATATGAATACCTATTCGTTTTCCCATGAGAGTTTAGGCATATAAAAGTTATATCCCACCATCCATTATATTTGCCAACCCCAAGCAGTTTATAAACTTCCTGTGGATTAATAGGAGCATTAAGAATATCTCCTTGAATAGCATAAAATGTAGGAAAATTAAGAGTCTGTGAAGAACTTCTTGTGCTCATCATGCTCATATCACTACTCACTTGAATGCCTCCCGTAGCGTAGATGCACAATTGCACATCATCCCCTAGCTGAATGTTTTCGTAGCGGATATCCTGACGGATCACACGGACATCAAGCCAATATACATCTTTGATAGCCTCCTGAATTTCCTCATCTGTAGCTGTTGCAAGAAAGCCACCTTGAGAATGAAGCTTCTCTGTGTCTATATTGCCGATATATAGATTACCATATACGGCAATGACCATTTTCTTCATCGTATCGCTCATGCTGAAATCCTCCTTTCTAATTCTTTAATTCTCTTATCTTTCTCTTTATTTTCTCTTTCTAACCGCTCCACGCGTTCCTCCAATGTTTCCACATGGCGAGCTAAAGAAATAGTAGCTACTAATGCCGTATGACCGTAAAACATTGTCATATACCCATCTTTTTTGATTTTCACAGATGGAGGTAACACCTTTTGCCAATATTGTGCGGAAGAGCCGACCATCTCTCCAGGAGTGCCATCTTTCCAGGTATATTCAAACGCAGGAGCATGGGCCATGTCCTTTACGGAGAGGAAGATATCACGGCCTTTATTTTTCAACCGCATATCGGAAGTATCATTAAGGCCTTTGGATGACATATAACCATCAGAGTACATGCCGACATTATTGTGAACCGTACCGTTAAGGAGAATTGTTCCCGAACCCGCTTGTGAATGAATTTGAATTGCACCTCCCGCATAGATGTTCATCATGATATCACTAACTCCCATATTACTGCCTTTTGTACCAAAGAAAGAAATGCCTGAATAAAATCCATTTCCGTCTACATCTTTTAGTATCTTTTGATCAGTGGCATTGGCACCAAGATTAATGAAGGTAGCTACTGAAGTATTTATCGTACCGGAGAAAGTAGAAGCTCCTCCGACTCTCAACTGTTTGGCAATACCTAATCCTCCAGTGATCTTCACGGCCGCGGCAGTCGTACTGGTCGCATCAGTTGCATTCGTAAAGGAAACAACACCAGCTGCGGAGAGAGTAGAACTAAATGTACCGGTAGTTGCACCGATACCACCGTTGTGAGTGGTCTTTCCTGTAAAGGTAGAAGTACTGGTTACAGCCAGTGTAGAGCTTAATGTAACCGCACCACCCACTCGCAATTGCTTGGCAACACCTAGACCACCAGTAACCTTTACTGCTGCTGCGGTAGTGCTCGTTGCATCGGTAGTAGAACTAAATGTTGCAGTAGAAGCTACAGTTAATGTACTACTGAACGTAACCGCACCGGATACTTCAAATGCCTTACTATGTAATAATTTACCCGTAGTACTATCCCATACTGTTCTCCAATCATAGTTGTTATCACCCGAATCAATACGAGCTTTATAGAATCCGTAAAATCCGATGGAGTTTTTCAATCCTCCAAATACTATTGCATCCCCAGCAAAAGACTTCACTCGGTATAATGCGTGTGCACTAGCTTCTGAGGTATTCTGATTGCCTGCTATAAGATTAGTTCGGGTAGCCATTGAAATCCATTGTCCGCCAGAATAAGGTACTGAGAGTAGACCAGCACTTGCAAAAGTTACATTTCCACCAATAGTTACATTTCCGCCCACTCGAAGCTGTTTCACAATGCCTACACCACCATCGAACACTGCTCCCGCAGCCGTTGTGCTAGTAGCGTCCGTAGCGTTGTTAGCATTCAGTACCCCTGCGATGTTCACCGTAGAAGACAAGGTAGCTACTCCACTTACATTCAAAAGTACAGAGTACATGTTTGACCATCTGCGAGTATCTTGTCCTAAAGCGGTAGCATTCGTTGCACCCGCTTTTAGAATCCCATTTTGAATAATCAGGTCAGCCGTCGCTTCACCAACCGCTTGACCATTCACTATAAATGCAATTGTTCCACTGGTCGGAGCAGTGATGTAATTAAAGCTACCTCTTGAAAATTTAATATGCCCAACTGCTTCTGTATTTTTGATGGTCAAGGTATCTGTGTATAGGGCAGCACTTATTGTTGCATTATTAGCCACCCAAAGGTTAGAGCCTATAGCAACTTTCGGCACACCATTTTCACACCAAACCGCTTGGTGTCCGCTAGCCATTGTTCCACCTGTTGTATTATTGGTATGCTTGTAAGCGAAACCATAGAGACTACCGAAGGTCGAACCATCATCGGCAATCTGATATGCCGAACCCATAGACCAAATGTGACCAATCTTCGCAGAGTCATATACACCATATACGCCTGACCGTCTGGTAGCAGTTGAGTGGGGAACTATCTTGCCATCTGACTGAATATCCAGCCTATCATTATGATTAGTAGCACCTAAAATTACGGCTGTACCTTGTACCCGCAAATTAGCAGTCGTAGAAAGACCGGAAGTAGTATATAGTTGAGCTATAGCAGTGTGACCAGTAGGAATAGCACCACCAGTATAAGTAGTGTAAAGCGTCCATTTGCCGATTGATCTATCTGCGGGCTTATATGATACGTAAACTCTATTACCCGCAGAAGTTGAATTGTAATATACTTCTAAATACACCTTTGCTGTAGTAGGATATACCGTAGTTGTATCCTTAACAATTCTAATGGAAGTGAATACTCCGCTAGCACCTCCTATTTGTGTGATTACAGGAGAAGTAGTACCATGTGCAGTTGATACGGTAAATATTAAACCTTTATTTTCATTATTTGTGTAACCATTAGTTATTGCAAATGTGCCTGACCAACTATAATTTGCACTACTATAATCAAAGTAAGCTATTCTAAGCCATCTTGCAGCCGTTCCGGTCGGGATATAAGAAGCATCGTATTCTAACGGGATATTAGACACGCCTATACCACCTACCATCTGAGCATTCAGATTAGTAACCATCGTAGTAGAAGATACAGTCAATGGTGCTGTTCCGGTAGCAACAGTAGAGATGAATCGAGTACCCGTGACAGTACTAGAGAAGTTTCCAGTATTGGCATATAATCCTAACCATCTAGCTGCCGATGTTCCGAGATTCAGTTTATTTGTAGCCAGGTCAAATGGTTTGAATGCTGACGTATTTAGAACTACTGATTTTGTATCATCGTTATTATATTTTAAAGATAGATTATTATTTTCACCAGTAGTAGTTATTGAAAGATTAGCAGTGGCAACAATACTAGGTCCTACACCAGTCATGCTTCCACTCACGTTTGCCGTACCGTTGAAGCTCTGTCCCCAGAGAGTGCGGGCAGTCTGCAACTTAGTAGCCGATGCAACGTTGCTCGAAGTTAGAGCTACAGTTCCGGTAGCAGCAGGAAGAGTGAGAGTATAACCACCTGTCGTAGCAGTTAGAGTGAAATCGGTATAACCTGATGAAGAACTATACAACCTTATACGTCCTCTCTTGTTACCAGCAGTTCCGGTTGCAGCGGAGTTTCCTATATGTATCATTGCCTCTCCCTGCGCAGAATCCGTTCCTTCTAATGAGTAATATTCCAGTCCGTTGTTACTTCTCAACGACTTATTACCAGACGCATGAGTTTGAAAAAATGGCATCGCATACCAAGTACCACTTGTGGGATTAGTTAATGTAGTATAGATTTGAGTTGCAGAATCGGCATTACCTTTAAATATACCATATACATTCTGGTAAGCAGTCCATGCCTGATTCATAAATTTAAAACCCGAAGTCGTTAATATCAAGCTCGCACCGATTCTGTTTGCCCAATGGAAGCCGATAGCAGGAGCATACCCATCATCGGTTTGTGCGTTACCGACCATACCATTCTCTCTTACTTGTATGCCACCATTCGAATACCTACTACTTGCGGTCTCCTGATAAGTACCATATACTAACGCTTGTCCGGAAACATTAGCAGAACCATTGAAAGACTTCCCAAAGATTGTTCTTGAAGTTTGCAAGGTAGTAGCCGTATCAGCATTATTAAGAATAGAAAGATAAGTTGGCGTTTTATACGTACTTGTCGGCAATGTTTGAGCAGTAGTAAACGATGTAGTATATAATGTGACATCACCTGTTTCACTACTTGTCCTTGTCGTTTCAGACAATACGTATGTATTAAACGCTCCCCATTGAGCATTGACATCACCCCATAGGGTTATAACATTATCTTTAGCTGAAACATCGTAGTACAATCGAAGTCTGCTAGTTGGAATATTACCGTTTATTATTCTAAAATCAATAACAGTAGAGGTTGCACTACTCCATCTAGTTCTTATAACAACAGTTCCCCACAAACTATTGAATGCAGAATGTATATAAAGAGTTATGTCTCTATCGTTTGATGTATCACCCCAATTGAAGGAAGCTATCTTTCCCCAATAGCTAGACAAAGACGCAGTAGCGGTAGTTATATATCCACTCTTTCTTGCACGCTTTCCAGAAGCTCCGGCTAATCCCCATGAGCAGACAGTAACCGTACCAGCATTTAGGTAAGCCGGAACAGTGCTATCACCTACTGTTGATGAGAGTGCAGTCGGAGTACCTGCATTCAGATAAATGGGTTTATTCGCTGCGCCAATGGTAGCTGTACCTATCTTAGTAACGTATGAAGTATAATTACCAGATGTGACAATGGCTTGCACGCTAGACCAAGCACCAGTATTAGTTCTCCAACGTACCCCTAATAAGTTATTCGTTGAGCTTAATATTTGTGTTAACCAGTGGTTATTCGTCCCAGGGTCAGGATTGTTTACGTTAGATATTTGTAACACTGAACCATAGGTCATCCACCTTCCTTCCGTAGTAGTGTCAGCGTAACCCCTTACTCCATTTCCAGTAGCATCAGCCAATGTAGTCCAGTTTGTATCACCCAAGCTGACCAGTCTGTTAGCTGTAGTGGCGGTAGCCGCATTGCCAGTTATGGAGATACCCCACGAACCGGAAGCACCACCACCCGTTTTCGTCGGAGCATAGTCATTATAATTACCAGCATGAAGGATTGCATTACCTTTATAGGTCAAAGAGGTCTCAGATACCGTTAAGTTCGTAGAAACTACCCACGGTGTAGAAGTCCAACCAATGTATGCTCTGGGAGAAGCGTTAGAATCTGTATATAAACCTATTCCAAACTGGATAGCTGCATAATTGGCAGTGTACCAATGTGAACCTGTAGCGTTGCCACCAGAAGCATTGTTTACACGATGGATAGAAGTATTAGCCATCCTTTGCGACACCGTCCATGTTTTCTGTCCTGTAATCGTTTGAGCACTTGCAAGGTCAACAAAAGTAGTACCCTTCGTTACGGTAATAGCCGTACCGGACTTGGCAACCGAAGTCACTGCATTGCCTGAACCGGTAGTGGTTACCGTCAATGCAGAACCACCTTCCAAGGATTTCACTCGGGTATTCAAGTCATTACCCAACTTGGCAGATAACACATACCCGGCTTTATCAGCAGAGTAGTCGTCCCAGGCATCAAGACGATCATAGTCACTACCGCTACCTCCTTCACCTGTACCAGGATTAAGCCCCATAGATGACAAGAACCCCGTAGCGTACAGGCCCGCTGTTTTACCAGAAGTTGCATGAGACAATTCCAAGCCATCAGCTGTTGATCTTAACCAATAATCACCGATACGAATACCTCCCATAAAAGTAGCGGAACCGGTCACATACAAGGAAGAAGACAAAGTAGCGGCACCACCAACTCTTAGTTGCTTAGCCACGGCTAACCCTCCTGCTGTTTTAATGGCAGCAGCTGTGGTGGTAGTCGCGTCTGTAGTATTTGTTACGTTTAGAATACCCCCAATGTTTGTACCATTTCCCATAGTTACAACACCGGTACTGTTATTTATATACAGGGGTCTTAAACTATTGTAAGTTCCATACTGGTCGTCTTTGGCAGTCAACATAAAATAGGAGGAATTACCATCGTTATATATGAAAAAGCCATAGCTACCATAAATGGCACGGAAAGCCTTAGCTGAGGTTGATTGTATTTCGCCAGAAGCAAGTATTCTTGAAGTCGTTGCCAGACCTGCTACGTTAAGTAATTGGGTATATACGTTTGACCAGCGATTAGAACTTGTTCCATTTGCCAAAGCATTATTTGTTCCGGGATATATACTTCCGGCTGTATTCATAAGAAGACCAGCGTTATCATTACCGCCTCTGGTAATATATAGAATATCCCCTTTTCGGTATAAACGAGCAGTAGTTCCCGTACCATCATAGATAGAGATACCCGTTGTTGCGCTATCACCCTTAACATTAATACCCGCTGTCATTGTGGTATAAGTGTACCCAAAGTGTCCTGCACCGGTTACTGCAAGTCTGCCTGTTACCGATGTATCTCCGAAGAACTCATCCATCCTAGCGGGTGTATCAATATTGGTGTATCCGGTCTCCGAAGTAATCAAAGAGATGGTAGAAGTTCCTCCCCAAATAGTCTGATTACTATGTCCTGTATAAATTGTTTTTAGATATACTTTGGGATAATACCATGTAGTAGCCGTAGTTCCTAATAGAATAACACATTTACTACCGTTATATGCTAAACGTACACCTTTACTGTAAGCACCTTTTGTATGGTATCCAATATTTACCCATTTCGCACTACTTGCAGTTCCACCACCATTATAATTATATGCACCAATTGTAATGACAGAAGCATTCGCAGTCGTATTATATTCATATATCCATATTTCATAAATATTCATACTGGAAGTCCATCCATTCGGTAGTGTAATACAGATAGTTCCTGTTGCCGGATTACCTGAATTATCAAAATAACCTGAGAAGTTGTTGATACGACCACTTCTTGCAACTAGGCTTTCAACTCCGAGCAATGTTCCGGTTATATTGGCTGTTCCATTAAAGGACTGACCCCACAAAGTTCTGGCTGTTTGTAGAGAAGTAGCTGTAGAAGCATTTCCGGTTAAATTACCAGTAACGTTACCGGTAACATTACCTACTAAAGCACCTCTAAAAGTTGGAGCAACGATAGATGCAGAAGCAGGGGTTAATGTCTTGCTGGTATATCCTTCTGGAATGCTACCTGCGGTCAATGCTGTAGATAAAGTCCATGTAGTATTAGCTCTACCTACCAAAAAGACATTGAATGTTGCATCTGTCATTGCGGCTCTTGACCTCACTTCTAAATAGCCATAATGACCGGAATAAGTCGTATGGTAAACCAGGCGGAATTGGTCTATGGATGCAGTTGAATAATTAGAACCTCCTAATTGAATAAGACTTGGATTATTACCATAATTGGTAGATACCTGCAACAAGAAAGTAGAATGTTGTCCAGATACCGTTACAGATATAAAGAATAACGAATTTGTTGGATTTATACCTACCCCTGTAGAAGCTAATCTATACCATCCTTGTGCTGTTGTAGTACCTGTATATGTCACATTTCTACCATATGCAGCATTTATCTCATTAAGGCTAAATGAAACGTTTGCACTACCATTAACGCTTTTAACAGCACCACCAATAGTGAGGTTGCGAGCCGTTCCCCAATTAGCCGTGGTTATATTCGCTGTTCCATTAAACGAAGTGCCGTTTATGGTACGTGCCGTTTGTAACTTGGTTGCACTTGCTACATTGTCAGTGATATAAGCTAACTTATCCCATGCTGACCAAGTTGTACCATTATTGAATCTTGCTCTAAAATCACCAGCAGAATCAAACATCAGATGTCCGGTATATCCACTAGCGATTCTCCATACCATCAAACCATAAGCACCTACACCAGAAGGTACATTGGTTGTGGTATTACCTCCGCCTGCATAGTACAACTTGCCGGAATAGTTCGTGTAAGTATAACTGTTTAAGTCTTGATTAGTTAACTCTGTTGTTGTTAATCTTGGTGCAGTTCCAGTAATAGATACGCCTAATGTTGTAGAACATTGAGTGATTGTACCTGCGTTCATGTAAACCGGAAGGGAAGCAGAGCCTACAGTTGCACTCATAGCTGTAAGCAATCCACCAGTCATATATATACCTCTACTAGCTGAACCGATTGTAGAGGTAGAAGCAGTGAATACACCCTCATTTAGATAGATGGGATGAGTACCTGTACCAATAGAGGCATTAGAAGCCGTCGGAGTACCCGCATTCAAATAGAAGAACTTCGTATTAGAACCTACCGTAGCCGTACCCAACTTTGTCGCTGTGGCTGCGTTTCCCGTGATGCTTACACCCAGCATTGTTGAACATGCTGTAATAGAACCAGCATTCATATATACAGGAAGACTAGCAGAACCAACGGTCGTGGTAAATGCTGTAGGAACACCCGCGTTAAGATAGAATGGTTTAACAGTAGAACCAACGGTCGTTGTTCCCAACTTAGTGATAAGAGAAGTGTAGTTCCCTGTATGAAGAAGCTGTACAAAACTACCCCATACCATTTTAGAACCATCTCCGTAACCAGTACGTAAGTATAATTGATTTAATGCCGATGCACCCGTTGCATGAAACAGGTCAACAACCGCTTGTGATGAGGACAAGGTAGAAGACGTACTTCTTTGCCAACGAATTGTATGACCGTAATTGCTCGGATAACCTGTATCAGTAGTAGAGCTTACCTGATTATAATATAATCCTGAACCTTGCATTAAGGTATTAGCTACCGCATTATCCTGATTAGCGTAAAGCCTTTTTGAATAACCGGTAACATCTATACTCCAAGTCCCTGTAGCTCCTCCTCCATTCTTTGTTGGAGCATAATTGTTATAGTTGGCAGAATGAAGAATAGCATTCCCTTTATAGGTCAAAGAAGTCTCAGATACCGTTAAGCTATTTGCAACATTCCACGGCTCAGAAGTCCAACCGATAAATCCTCTCGGAGAAGCATTGTTTGTGGTGAAGCAACCAATACCAAATTGAGTGGCTGCATAGTTAGCTGTTTTCCAATATAATCCTGTAGCATTGGTGGTCGTTGAGTTATTAACATAATGAAGATTACTTCGTCCCATTAGTATGGATGAAGAGAACGTTTTTGACCCTCCAATAGTTTGGGGATTTGTAGTATCAACAAAAGTAGTACCCTTCGTTACGGTAATAGCCGTACCGGACTTGGCAACCGAAGTCACTGCATTGCCTGAACCGGTAGTGGTTACAGTTAATGCAGAACCACCTTCCAAGGATTTCACTCGGGTATTCAAGTCATTACCTAATCCGGCGGATAAAACCCATCCAGCCTTGGACGCGTCATAATCGGCCCATGTATCTAAGCGGTCGTAATCTGAACCTCCGCCACTGCCTGTCCCTAAATTCAATCCCATGGATGACAGGAACTGTTCCGTATATAAACCGTATTTAGCTTTTATCGCATATACCGGAGCCGATGCAGTTCCGATGTTTACCTTTTCGAACAGGTCGTCAAACGTGGCTTTAGTTAGAAAGGTGGTACCTTTGACTAAGGTAATGATGTGGCCGGAGACAGTAGCACTTGTAACGGCATTTCCGCTGCCACTATAGGCTACATCATTAACTCCGTCCGTAATACCGAAACCGGCTAATGTTGTAGGATTACTACCAGCTGTTACACGGCCATATGCATCAGTAGTGGTCTTAAAGTACGTTCCAGCCGTGCCTACCGCTTTGAGATTCAGAACACCGGATGAGATTGCCAGCGTTGTCCCTACCTTCACACCTCCAAGAACGCTAGCGGATGCTGTAGGAAGCGTATAGGTGTAGGTCGCTGATAGTTTTCCATCAGAATCTATACTCAGACGGTCGCCTACAATTATACCCCCTAATGCCTTGGTTGTAGCGGCTGAAAGATTTATTGTGCGATTAGCGGCCAAGGTGCCACCTCCATTAAGACCGGTACCGGCTGAAATAGTTATAGTCTTATCCGCCTTAGTTCCAATAGCGGTTAATAAATCTTCTATCTGATTGACATTGCCCTGTAATACATCCGCTATTTCCTTTAATGTATCAAATGCCTCGGGAGCACCATTAACCAAAGCATTAATTCTGGCATCAAGATCCGCTATCGTAGCATAATCTTTAGAAGTAACCCATAATTGGGTAGCATAACCGGCTTTGGAGTGGTCTCCCCAACCGAAAGCGGTATTCCAATTTGCCTTATCTGCTGATGTTGCAACCAGGTACCCTTTATTATTTACCCAAGACTCCGTAGCATATCCAGCCAGACTTTGATGTTCGGTGAGGAATGTAGCTTTAGAGAAGGTTACTGTATTTCCATTCTGGGTAAACCCGGATAGTCCGTTGCCAGTTCCACTTGTGGTTAATGTTATAGCTTTTGATTCAAGAGAACTTACCCTTGTGTTCAAATCCCATCCTAACCCGGCTGATAATACATATCCGGACTTATCGGTGGAGTAATCATCCCAGGCATCAAGACGGTTATAGTCACTACCTTCCCCGGAACCGGCATTCGGATTAAGCCCTTTGGAAGACAGGTACTGTTCGGTCCACAGACCGACTTTTGCTTTGATGCTGTCAATTACAGTGGAAGTATTGTTAATGGCAATTTCGTTTCCGTCCGCATCCATAGCACCAAACAGACGGGCAAGGAAAGTCTTGGTTACGTAACGGGTATCAAGAATAGTAGAAAAGTTACCTTCGTCTACAATTCTCATCCATCCCGTAGCAACGCCATTATTATCTATCCTGCGCTTATATAGGTTGTTATTGCTCCCAAATCCTATCTGTCCGGTATATCCGGCTGCTATTCTCCAAACCATTAACCCGTATGCATCTGACGGAGAATTTACGGTAGTATTATCTCCGCCGGCATAATACATCTTGCCACTGTGGTTAGCATATGTATAATCGTTTAAATCCTCATTAGTAAGAGGCGCCTGATATAGACGTCTGGAACTTCCGGTAATGGATATTCCCCAAGTTCCCGTAGCGTTACTTCCATCTTTGTTTGCCTTGTCATCCAAAGCGGTCTGAAGACCGGAAATCTTCGAGATAGCAAGTGTAGGAATATCACCGGAAACCAGTGAATCCCCGGATACCACGCGACCGTAAGTATCTACTGTAACCTTTGTGTACGTCCCGGCCGTGGCTATGCCAGATTTCAGATTAAGTACACCATTGGCTATGGACAAAGTTGTTCCAACCTTAACCCCGCCTAATACAGAACCGGATGCTGTAGGAAGAACATATTTATTGGCTCCGGCTTCTATTCCGTTAAGCTTATTCAGAAGAGTATCTGTAAAGTCGTTTGCTGAGAGTCCCTTGCCTTCAACCTTATCAACCTTTTCAGCCAGGAGGGTAGTCACTGATGAAGTTGTGGCATAATCGGCCAACTTTGTATTAACCCATGCCTGGGTAGCATATCCGGATAAGGAAGGGATATCGGATTTCTTTGCGTAATTGTTCGTAGTAAGATAATCACTCAACTGAGTTTCATTCAATCCGATATCGCTGAGATTAAGGCTTTCCCAATGTGTTGCCCCCTTGCGCTGGACCATGATACGGTCAACAGTCGGAATATCATCCGCCCAGGAGCCGACATTATTCAGCTCTCCCAAGGAAGAAGCACCTCCCGCACTGCCACCCGCACCGGTATTCACACCTTTGGCAGACATGTAAGAATCAGAATATATACCTACAGCTTCAGAATCATAATCAGCCGGATGCAAACCTTTATTGGCCGTATCACGTACAAACCAACGCTGCATGGCCTTGTCAAACTCTGTAACAAAATCCGCCTTATTGACTTTATTATCAAGCGCAGCCTGAAGGCCTGTGATCTTTGAAATACCGAGTGCCGGAATATCACTGGTGGATAAGGAAGAGCCGGCAGTCACACGGCCGTAAACGTCCGTTGTTACTTTCGCATAAGTTCCGGCAACTGCCACTTCCGGAAGATCAAGAACTCCTGTCGCGGAAGCGGTCAGTGTAGAACCGATCATCACACCACCAAGAACAGCTGCCTTGGCAATAGGAAGGATATATTTGTTTGCGCCCTCAGCAATACCGTTCAATTTCTGAAGGAGAGTATCGGTAAAATCATTATGAGACAATCCCATTCCGGATACCTTATCCACTTTCTTTTCCAGTGCAGTATTTACCCATGACTGTGTTGCATAACCATTCAAAGATGGTATGTCACTTTTTTGGGCATAATTATTCTCCGTCAGATAGCTACTTAAAGCGTCTTCATCCATTCCTGCTTTTGCAGCATACCACTTGCCGTCTGAACCATAAGTTAATACTTTTCCAGTTTCCGCTCCAAGTACACCGGTTCCACTTGCATTCTGAGAAACGTCATTCAATTGGTACAGTGCAGTAGCCCCTTCTCCAGAGCCTCCCCCAGCATTCGGATTAAGGCCTTTTGATGACAAATATTCATCCGTCCACAATCCAAACTTAGCTTTAATGGACGTGATGACAGACCCCATATCGTTAATGGATACCTCCGAACTGTCTTCACCGATAAAACCGAATACTTTAGCAAGGAAGGCAACGTCTACTTTCTTTGCAAGAGCAGTATTCAGCGCCGTAGTGGTTACATAACTGCCCAGTTTAGTATTTACTTCAGTCTTTGTATAAGCGTCTGTAATACCATACCCGGATAACGTTGTTGCTTTGTCAGCTTTGACAGCCAACAAGTCTGCCAACGTAGATGTCTGCGTCTGACCTGCCAGGAACGCTTCAAGCTCTTTCCACTTATTGATTATACCATCCGTATCGGAGCCTTCAAGAAAATCATTAAGCTTATCAGAGACATCCTTCAGAGAACTAGCCGTTGCATATCCCTGGCTATTAACCCACGATTGAGTTGCATAGCCGCTTAAAGCGTCTGAAGTTATATAATTTTTGCCCAATACCCAGCTTTGAGTCGCATAACCTGAGAGTGAAGGAATATCACTCTTTTTGGCGTAGTTGTTATCTGTCAGGTATTTGCCTAAGGCTGTTTCATCCAAACCAACCGCATCGGCAGCGTACCATTTACCGTCATTTCCATAGGTCAGGACCTTACCTGGACCTGCACCGAGAACACCTGTTTCTGAAGCGTTCTTTGCTACGTCATTGAGCTGGTAAAGGGCGGTTGCACCACCTTCGCCGCTGCCACCACCTGAACCGGGATTTAAACCCTTTGCGGACAAGAATTCGTTTGTCCATAAACCGACCAGAGATTGTACACTGGTTATTTTTTCTGGATTTTCCGAATCATCCTTATGGATTACAAAGATACTGTCCCAAACCGACTTGTCGAGCTTCTTCCTGTATTGTTTCAATAACTCGCTTTGGGAAGAGAAATTATTACTTACCGAAGTCTCCACTTCGCTTATCTGACCTTGTATTCTGTCAAGGGTGCTTGCTGTTGTCTCGTTGTTAAGCGTAACCTCAAAAGTAGGAATTATTCCTTCTCCCTCTTTTATGGTAAGAGATTGGATGATTATATTTTCATTGTTTATTCCTATCTCTTGATCGTTTACAGTAAGGCGCTTCCCTTCCATAATATCATTATAGAAGTTCACGTTTCTTGCCATAAAAATCTCGTCCACACCCACGTTGTAGGAATAGTTGGTGCTGCTGTATTTAGCAAGATATTCTTTCGCCCTTGCAAGAAGTCTGTTTTCTGCATCACGGATATAAGCCTGTGGCATCAGAATATTCAGAAGAACAAACTTGTCTCCGGCTTTCATGTTCCAATCCTTATTAGGAACAGTGAAATTCCCTGTGTCTTCTTTTTCAAGCGTGTTTCTTCCAAGTGTAAGAGTATAACTTCCGTCTGAGGCCCGTTCTATTTTGGTTATGTTGAAAGTGTATCCCTGCAAAGAGCCACTTTTCATAGACATTTGCGCTTCATCAGTAGTAAGGCTTTCATTTAGGTCGAATCCCAAATCATACAACCCTACAGTAAAAGTGGGCTGTGTTTCATTGGTTATTGCACTTACACTCTTTATCTCGTCTATGGCTTGACCTGAAGAGTTTTTCATTCCCGTAATTGACGGGTAAATATCATCATAAGTTATAGTCCCTTCACGGATACCATATTTTGCAATGGCTTCTTCTGAAGCAAGCACATAATCTGTTTTTCCATCAGCCTTAAAACTGGGAAGCATTAACCTGAGTGGAGAAAGTGCGTAATTTGCCGGAAGAACACTATCCTTCCAATCAGGAAGTTTAGGATAGCTGTAGTCCAGGTTCCTTGTTCCACCGTATGCACGAAGTTTAGTCACAACACCTGTATCGGTGTCAGAAATTCGTTCTATCTCATACAGTCCTTTCCCTTTTCCGTATTCGAATACATTATCAACTACAGGTTCTTCTCCGCCAATGATAACGTTTCTTCCTTTTATAAAGTAGTTAAGCTTGTATTCCGTGTTTACAAGAGAAAGTGCATCCCAACAGTTTTGATTACTCATTGAGATGTTTTTTTCTTCACTCTCCGTACTTTCTGCAATGGTAATACTCCACGCTCCTTTGCCATACATGGCATCCAAACAAGCCTGGATTCTTTCAGCAAGATACTTTACGTCTCCTGTAAACTCTACAGAAAGAGGGGTTGGATATACTATTCCGTTGTCTCCCGGTACAATATTCCTCATCATGCATCGCTCAAGCTCATACTTTAACGATACAAACCTAAGCTCATACTTGTACTCATAGCTTGAAACCTTTTTTACAGTAGGAAGTAGTTCCAGTTCAAAGCGTTCTCCCCTGTAAGTAATATAGTCAAAAACACTGAAATCTATCTTTTTTTCAGAAGAAAACGTAGCGATTACAGTACGGTCTCCCATAAAGGTTCCGCTGTATTCAAGTTTGTGTAGTACACATTTTTCAGTTTGTCCGTCTTTACTATATATTATCCAACCCATATAGTCAACTCCTTATAACCAAATTTTCAACAATTGTACTGTCATCTGCATTATAAATTGGAATAATCCTTGTTTTTGGATCGCATACGTGCAGTTCCATATTAAACTCAAGAATTTCACTGTTGTCTCCTTGCCACAACTCCGTATCGCTTATTTTAGTCAAATACACATCCTGCCTTCCTGTACGTGTCATGGCATTGTATATTTTCAACCGTGAGCCATAATTATCCGCTCCGGTAAGATACTCAAGCAACATCTCCAATTTATCCATAGCCGTTCCTTTCGCTCCCTCATAACATACGCTTATTTTAATGTCATATGCTTTTAAAGGTAGCGTGTCTGGAATAAATGTGTCTTCACCATCTTCGTCTGCCCAGTCGCGTTTAGGCAAGTCTTTAACTTCACCCGGAGCAGAAAGCGGAAAATCCGTACACACCATCCCGAAATCAACGAGAAAGTCTTTAACGGGTGCGTCCGACTTCATCTTCTGGAATAATATGGAATATGGTTCGTTCATTTACTTTAATAAAAAAAGAGCCTGAAACGGGTACAACAGCTTATGTTGCCCTATTTCAAGCTCTTATGGCTTTATGGTATATTAAATGAATTGATACTTCATTGCAAATATACCAATTTTTATTATATTATCTACAAAATAATAGAAAATATAAGTAAATATACTTGTTATATATGCGACAATATCCGCATGTGTAAGCATTTTGTTTTTTCACCTTCTGCTTCCTTGGGCTTCTCCAGCTTGTCTATTCTTTCGTTGGCGAGTTCCAAATCTTCGGATAAGCGCAACAATTGCTTCATGAGAATTTTATTCTGTCTTATCAGTATTTCTATATTGTTTTCCATAATGTTAATTCTTTTAATATAAGTGAGTAGTACGTAGTTCTTTTAAGGCTGCACGGTGTATGCAGCCTTAAAAGAGGTGTTATAACTTTTGGTTATAGTGGCTATTCAGCCATGTTCATAAGGATGAGGGCGAGTTTTCTCGCTTCTTCTTTAGAGATTAAAGCGAACAGCTCGGTTTCTTCACCATATGTAACAGTGTCCTTTATCATGAAAGTGATGCCATCCTCTACACGTACCATATTAATCCCGTTACCTTCTTTAACTTCGGATAACTGCACACTCATTATGGTATCATCCATAGTTTCCAATTCAAAATATTTATTTTCCATGTTTATTATAACGGTTTAGTTGTTTATTTTATTCTAGAGAGTTTCCCGTCAGAAGGATTTCCACCGAACAGATGATTGATGTAGGCAAGACCTTTAGGATTACATAACACTTTCTGATACATTATATCCGGATGATTGTCACGGTGTATTGGTGGTAGCAGTGTCATCTCAAAGTAGCCTGCATCAATATACTTCTGCTTGGGCTCATTACGGTTGGCGAAGAATACACCCACTTCCCTAAGCTTTTTGAATAGTGTGGTTCTGCCGAACGGCAGCCCGAGGATTTTTGCGGCTTGACCTATGTCTACTTTGCCCTCTGCCTTGAAGGCGGTCTTTGCAAATGATACCAAAGGCTCTTGTCTGGCGGTCTTGTCTTCGAGTTGCTTCTTCTCTTGTTCTAATCTTGCCTTTTCCTCACGCTCATTTTTCAGTTGTGTTGCAAGACTGATAACAAGATCGGGGTTGTTAATCATTTGCTCCAAAGTTGGCTGAGTGGCGGTCATACCGTATTGAAGAAGTTCTTTGATGCGGTCGTTACACCATATAGCAAATGCAGGACTTAACCAACGAGCAAATTCCATTGCTACATCTTCATGCATCCAAGTTCCACCGTTATCTCCATAGATAACTCTCACTAAATCAGACGAGAGGATTTTCTTCACCTCGCCCAATGTTCCAATATAAACCTTTGTTTGCTCTGTCTTTAAAAAGTCTTTAGGTGATTTACCAAAAGGCTTTGCCATTTCGGTCGCATTAATCATTACATTACCTTCCTTACCGAAAGATATGCTATTTCCATTATATTCAAATATCTGTATATCCATGACGTTATTTTTAAAAAGGAAAGGGCAAATGCCTATCCGTATATTGTAGGAGTTTACGGAATCGGCAAATGCCCCATAAAATATTTTTGTTCTCCATGCGCAACTCCTACGTAACGCACTTTGATAGCTATCTTCTGACAGCAAAGTTATAGGACAAAATAGACCTCTGCAATAGCCCTAAAAAGCACTTTAAAATATTGGGCTGTATCGGGACATAAACGGACATAAAAAACTTTATTATACGATGTAATTTAGATACATTCTACTTCCATATGCGATACATGGCGTATAAACATACCATCATGCCCGAGCTGTGATACCACTTGCTTGTTTAAGAATATAACAAGCTGATTTATTTAATATTGCTGGTCTAATTATAGTCCCACCATTATAGATATGCTTCAAACACTTTCACATTATAGATATTGACTTGTCCGTAGTTGGCATCAAACACCTTCTTAATATCATATCCCAACTCATAAGACAAAGCTTTCATCTTTCTCCAATTAATAGAGCGCCAGTTCATCCCATGCTCTTTTGCCCAACGCTTGATAGAATACCATTCTTTTGATTCATCAAGTTGTTCGGTCTTCTGTTCAAGAAGCAGTTGCTTTTGCCTGTTTTCTATTTCAAGTCTCTCTTTCTCTTCTTCTGCCTGTAATGCCATTAGAAGAAGTTCCTTACGGGAAAGCTGATGCTTTGTTACCTTATGGAATACTTCACGGTACACATCAAATACCGGGCGAACTTTGCGAGCGATGAAGAATTCCATACAAGCAACAGTAAGGTAGTAATCTACTTTGTTGTTTCCTCCCCAGCCGTTAATAGAATCTTGCTCCCCATTTTTGGGAAATTGCTTGCAATCTTGCTTGCCATTTTGGGCAACCGACTTGTAATCAACACCTTCAATAAATTGTTCATTTGAAGTCAAAGCTCTTACAGCCTTCCCCTTTTCGGAATAGACCAACGGCCATACTTCTTCAAGATTGATAGGGAACTCGTTATCAGATTGTGACAACTTTAATACTGCGTTAAAATACGCTCTGATTTCGCTTTCGCTACTTTCCTTTGATAAAACCAATTCGCTTATATCTTTATTCGTTTTCATATCCGTTTATTTAAAATGAAAGCAGGGAGAAATGAAATTTAGATGTTTAATGTGGCTGCCAACATCCAATTTCAAAACTCCCTGCAAATATCTTTAGTGCTTTTACCGGCAGCCACGCGGGTAAATAACAACGTTGTTTCCGCTCGCTAAGTTAGGTAACAAAAATCAATTAAACAATAGGTGATTTAAACTTTAACTTATTGATTATCTGTTTAAAACAACAAACAAAGAAACAAACAAACAAAGTAAAAATGCATACAATTATTGCGTACAATATACTCTAGACAGATATATTGCACCTTTAAAATCTTTGCTACTTGGCTAAATAAGCAAGTGAATTAACGTTGGTTAAAACCTCTTTGTAAGTTTCACAAACGGATATAGAAACAAATGGAAAAGATAGAGGATAAGCACTGCACAGAAAGGTATAATTCCTCTTCTGCGTTTGATACGTTGAAACATCTTCTTCTCTTTGAGAAGGATGCAGACTACCGCCTTTTGGTAGGTGGTAGGGAGATAAGTTAATTCTTTCATGTTCTGTAAGCATTTAGAACGATTATAGGTATAAAAAACGCATACCATATTACGCTGCTTACAGAATGATAAACTTAACTCTCGCCAAGCTCGTTCTACGTAATAGGTATGCGCCTATATTTAATCAAGGTACAAACATAAAAATAGCTCAACCTTATGGATGAGCAAATAACCGCTGCTCTACGAGATAATTAAAGATTATCACTCTGTAAGCGCTGCAAAGATACCTACATTTATTTAATATCCAAGCGATGCTAATAATTTTATTCGTAATTTCATATATAATCTATTAAAATGTAGAATATATATTCAAATTAACGTTTTTCTTTTAATATCATAATCTCAGTAGTAGAATCGTGCAAATATTTAGCATAATACGAATTTATTGCTCCTTTAATATTATCATTTCGAAATGAGTTTTTCTTCATACTTTCATAGTCATCAATACTCAATTCAAGTTTCAAACCCTCCTTTGCGATTTTCATCATTTCAGTTATACTTTCTTTTTTGTATTGGTGATTTAAAATTATATCTATTTGTTTTAATAAATATTCCGTATCCATGAAAAGTAAAACTACGTCCTTCCTTGAAACAGTAGTATCTCCTTTAGGTATTTTCTCCGAATAATCAATATAGCTATTTATATGCTTTTGTATGTGCACATCTAACCCTATGACTGCTTTTTCATACTCTTCTTGCTTATTGGAACATGAAGAAAATATTGATACAATCATCACTAACAAAACCATAATCTTTTTCATACCATAAATATTTAAAGTTAATTCTTTCGCAAAAATACACATTCTAGAATAACCAACCAAGAAAGTAAATTACTTTCTGCAAAACCTCATCCATATTCCCTATATTTGCGTTGCTAAACTTAAATTAAAGAGAATATGGAATTAAAGGATTTTATCAAAGGCGTTGTAGCTGATGTTACAAATGCCATAAAAGAGTGTCAAGAAGAACTTGACAATGGAGCTATCGTATCACCAACAAATAGAGAATCAAATGATACTATAGATACAGACAATGGTAAATTACAAATTTCAGAAATAGAATTTGAAGTTTCTGTTTCAGCTTCATCCTCCAATGAATCTGGGGGAAAGATAAACGTACTTTCCGCCATAATAAATGGAGGAGTCAATTGCGAAAACAATAATTCAAATGAAAACGTGTCAAAGGTCAAATTTTCTATACCTGTCATATACCCTACATGTGAGGTAAAAGAAAGAAAGAAGAAAAACGCTATTGACAAGCTTGGTCGTTATCGTTAATATCAATCCCTTCTATTTTCAATACTGACAGATATACATCAACAGCTACATCAAGAATATCTTGTGCACTCGCACTTTTATTACTGTGAAGTAGTTCTCTGTATATCTTTAGAAACAGCTTCTTGTGTTTCCAAATTAAATATTTATTATATAGCTTTTTAAACATATGCAAGAAGAGTATAATTAACCGTTTACACCGTTTCATAAAAGGTACAGATATTCCTCCTATTGAGAAACTGTTGCAGAACGCTGATTGATTTTATCTACCAGTAATTGTAGTTGCTATCCGATTTTGAACAGCAACTACAATTCTTTTTTCGCCAATTCTGAATTGAAAGGTTCATCTCCGTTATTCCAAGTACTTAATCTTGGGACAGCATTTATTTTCCCCTTTTTAACAGATACGTTTACATTTAGTTCCATAAAAACCTCCTTCTTTTCCGCAAATATAGTAATAATATATATAAAATCTAATATTATATAGAAAATATAAGTAATATTTAAACAGTCAAAATGGAAGAGAATCAAATTTATTATTAATCTTCTTAAACATTCTACTTGGTTTGTTTGTTATACCGTAACTAAATCATATATTTGCAGTCAAGAAAGCTGTTGCAATGGGAAATTGGAGTGAAAGACAAGAGGCAAAGAAAGCAGTCAATGAAAAGGAAAAAATAAGCCGGGAAACGCTCGGAAAGTTTTTTTATGATTTGGCTAAAACATCATTTGCTGCAATGGTGGCGGGTGGAGCTGTATCGTTTTTCACAAGTTCAAATAATGAGTTGTATTGGCTTTTACTTTTGATTGGAGCATTTTCAACAATAGTATTTGCTTATATTGGTTATAAAGTAATAAGGAGGTAATTATGGAAGGTCTATTAATCGTTTTAGGAGGTTCTGGGGCTTTGGCCTTTTTATTCGCTCTTTGGCTAAATACCCGAAAAGGTAAAAAATGGCTTGCAAGCTTATAACACTAACAACTTTTTTTAGAACAATAATAAAGCCAGACATTACATCTGGCTTTTTCTTTGTATTACATTCCCCTTGGTTTCTACAGCACAATTCTCTCCATGAGTGTAAACATAGACGGATGAAGAATCACTTTGCTTTACATTCACCTTTGCATTATTATAAACCGACACGAACACCTTAGACATTCCCGAAACCTCTATCGAAACATCACAATCGTGTCTTACATATAATCTTGCAGCCGCAAACCCACCAAAAGAGATATTACCAGTGCATTTGCCGTTTAATACCCAAGTACCGTTGCCACCATTTACCACATTCACAACCTCATCCACGAATACAAGGTTGTCATTCAATATTTTCCTATCAAAGTAGGCTTTAATAAACTCCTTGTTTGGAAAGTCGTGTTTTTCAAAACAGAAATCACTTCCTTTCTTCCACATCTTAATCAGTTCGTCTTGGGTACGATCTTTCTCCCATTCATCCTGCCATTGTTGGCAGAGACCAAGCTCTATTGCCCGGTCTCTAAGTTTTTTATTTAATTCGTTCATAATATTATTTTACGCCTCCTGAGGTTGTGCCAACGTTTTGACATAACCTTATATTTTAATGTACTCTAAATGCTCTTTCTCCTCTATCATAGCATCTATTTATTATATCCCGTATTTCCTCTGCAAACTGTGCATTTCTTTCCGTATTTCTCGCTATCGCATTCAGTTGCTGCAACTGCGCCTGCGCTATTACACTCATTTTAGGAAACTCCTCATTGAAAAACTTTTCCTGCAGCATACGTTTTACACTAACGTCCTGCCGTATGGCATTCAAGTATGATCCGAGCAAGTAGGATGTATCTTCCGTAACTCCTTGTATGTCTTTTGAAAGACCGGAAGTACCACCATCTCCTGTAGCTGTCAATGCACCTCCAGTAGCCTTATTAAATGCTTCAAGAAATTTATCTGATGCTTCAAGCATTGCATTTCCCTCTGTATCAAAAAAGTTCTTTATAGTTGAAGCGGCAAGCTCTGTATTGTTGTTTAAGTCTTCAAAGTTTTCAAATACACCTCCTTTACCGTTTTCATCGCCAAACAGCTTCTTTTGTAGCTTTTCCATCATCGGAGCGATAACCATATTCTTCAGGATGGAATTAGCTACATCTTTCATTATATTGTTGACCGCTTTGTCAAAAGCTTCAGCCGCATCTTCTCCATTAGCAAAAGCATTAACAAGCGCATCGCTAAGTTGACCAGCCCATCCGTCAAAGTCTATTGCATACAACTCTTTCGCCAAATCCTCGATAAAGTAACGTATCTGACCATTTAATTCATTTATCTGTTGTTGATAATCAGCAATTTTTCCACTATCCGATTTCTTTTTACTTTCTTCGTCACGGAGCTGCCCTTCAAGTTCCCTTCGTTGTGCCACGAGTGAAATATATTGAGCTTGATATGCTTGCAACGCATCTGTTCCGCCTATGCCTACATCTTCAAGTGCTTTCAGAACCTCTTTATCAGCTTCTACGGAGAAAAGTTTAATGTTTGTTCCGAAAAACTTGGATATTTTTTGGGCTGTAAGCTCTCCCTCTTTTATCTGTTCTTTCAAGTGCTCCGCATATCTACCACTATTTTTCAGCACCTCATATACGGTAGAATAACTTGTACTTAAAGAGCTTCCGCTCCTCTGTACCTGTTCATTCAATTGTTCGTACAGGGCAAGTTGTTGCTCAACCGCTCTTGTGCCTGTACCTCCAAATCTTTCTACAGAATCATTCAGATTATCATATGCAGCCTTTAAGTCCTCTACACGCTGTTTACTTCGTTCTATAGCCTTGTCTAACTTCTTATCGTGAATCTGGGCAATTCCGCTTATTAGACCTAAAGCCGCACCGGCTGCGGCTCCCCAAGGCCCTGCCGCTCCCAAGGCAGAAGTTATTCCCTGCATTGTTGAAGCACCGCCAACCGCACTTCCCATAACTCCTGCTGCATCGGAAAGACCTGAGCCAAGTCCAAGGTTTTCAAACACACCACCAAGGAAGTCGGCAGCATCTGCTAAAGCATCAAATTTACTTATTACGCCTTGTATTGCATCCGCCTGTTCTGCTTCTGCTGCTTTAAGCTGATTATTTGCGCTCTCCTTTTCTGCATCTGTTTTTGCGTTCTTCAATGCATTCCTTGCGTTTTTGATATTCGTGAAAGATTCTCCTAACGCCCTGAATGGATTACGCTCTGTCTGCTCACTCCTTAGTTTCCGAAGGGCTTCCACAAGTTCCTTTGTCTCTTCCACAGAAAATTTTTGGGAAGCAGCGAACTTTTCTACCTTATCAATCATGTCATCAAGAGTCGCATTTGAAACCCTATCCAAATCATCGAATATGCTTACCCAATCGGAAGACTCTTTAAACTGTTCAAAAGCTACGCTTCCTATCTCCTCATCAGCCTGCTTCTTACGCTCGGCAATCATCTTGTCAACATCTACACCACTGGATTCAAATTTATGGCGATTATTCTCTATCTCAGATAAATCATCATTCAGCTTGTTTTCAATTTCCGTCACTTGTGTGGCATAGTCACGATATTTGCTCACAAGTTCAGCCAAGTTATCAGCCGTATCTTTTCTTAGCTGCATCATACCATCATTGTAGGCTTTCACGTATGGCTCTATCGACGAAATGCCAGCATCTTTCATTGATGCTTCATCCATTTTCAGAACATCCTCAAAAGATATCCCTTTTCCTTCTATGCCTTTTTCAATCTCCTCACGGAAGCCTTTCAGCATATCTGTTTCACCAACATTAAGTTCACCGAAAGCAAGCTGCATGGCAAACTTTTTATTCCCCGTTTTTTCTCGTATGGATTTAAATAAGTCCCACTTCCTTGTAGTATCATCAATGTATTTCTGGATATCTTTCAGAGTTTTAGCAGTAGCATTTTTCAATCCGTCAGTATCAATATCTACTCCAAGTTTAAGACCACTGTCTATAACGTCCTTTTGTTTCTTCGCATTGGGATTAAGCTTGGGAATAATATTACTCTTTATATATCTGCCAATATTATTTATATCAAGATTATTATCAAAGAAAGACTTAAACCGTGAATCGGACTTAACTGTATTCAACGCCTTTTCTTTACCTTGCAAATCAACGTATTTCTTGTATTCTGAATAAAGTTCTTTCAGTAAGGCTATTTCATTCTTGTACTTTTCTGCTATTGGATCAGACTTATCTACACCTCTTTCTTTTCTGGGTGCACCTCCAAGCGCATCCTCGTAAATTTTTATCAGGTATCCTTCTTTCTCTTGCAGTCCAGGAAGAACTTCCATTGCCGCTTTGCTATCCTTGTTTAAGGCTTGTATTTTCCCTTTTACCTCATCTATAAGCTCACCAATTCGTTTAAAGTAAGCCTCTCTTCCTTCATCTTCTTTTGGAGCAATATCCGTAAATTTAGAGCCTTCAGCAATAGCTTTACTCTCAACATACCAACGATCTTCTAAAGATTTTTCAATTTCTTTGTTTGCAGAAATATAAAAAGTATATTCTTTTTTAGCTTGTTCTACAATTTGTTTGGATATTTCAAGTCGTTCACGGGCTTTTTTTAGTTTTTCAGTTTCCATAATATGCCCATCACTTGCTACTGACCATAGTTCAGCTTCTTTCACTCCCCTCTCAGCTTCAAAAAGGCTAGAATAAGCTCTCTCAAGATTTATTTGAGATTGAACTTTAGCTTTTGTCCTTGCTGCCCTTATAGACATATTTTGTAGTTCAACCTCTCCTTTTAATAAAGCCTGCTCATAAGTAATATTTTTGAAAAGTGAAGGATATATACCATTCAACTTATCATAGGCTCTTTTCCTTTGGTCTATTGCTTTTGATGCATTAAACATGGTAGATATATATTCGGAAACTTTTCTATTCTCTTCCTCCATTTTGTCTATCTGTTCTTGCACTTTTTTATTGTGTTCGGTTAGGGCATCTGTAGCATCATCAATGCTCATTGTATAAGCTACTATACCTCCTATAACAACACCTATTACGGCTGCAATCAAGTACAGTGGGTTAGCTTTCATTGCCAAATTTAGCGCATACTGGGAAGCAGCTGCTAATTTTGTGGTTTTTGCTAAATGAGCAATAGCTCTTGCTCTGTTCATTATTTCAGATGCTGTACTTATAGCAATATTTGCTTTTTGTGCAGTGTTCACAAGCAATATAGCCGTTCTATAAGCTCCGTAAGCCCCTATAACTCCCGTGAGCACCGGAAGCAACTCCCTCCAATGTTCCGTAAGTATCCTAACCATATCAATGCTACCACCCAGCAAACTATTGTTCGCCTGCGCAATGTCAGCAAGCATAATCTGATAGGCATCCTTCAGCTTTGCAAGCTTACCGGAAAGACTGTCAGATAACTTAGCCTGCATATTATAGAACTTTCCGCCCTCATTAGTCAGATCGGTAAAAACCTCCTTAACCATCTCAAACGGAACTTCACGGTTGCTTATCTTGTCGAATACCTCACCGACACTAACAACACGGTTTTCAAGTTGAGAGAACTTCTTTGCCAATTCATCCAGCAACGGAATTCCAGCTTCAGTAAACTGTCTTACTTCCTGCCCACGGAGAAAGGCCGCACTACGTACCTGCCCATAAGCAAGTATGATACGCCCCATATCCACACCAAGCCCGGCTGAAACATCCGCTAATCTCTTAGTGGTATCATAAAGCTCTTCATAAGGTATCTGGAAAGCCGCCAACTGCTTGGTATATCCGGCAAGTTGCTGGAAAGTGAACGGACTTTCAATAGCCAGATTCTTAATCTTTGAGAACATCGCATCAGCTTTGGCCCCATCACCAAGAATGGACTGCAACGCTATATGCTGCTTCTGGAACTCACCCCCAATCTCGATTAACTGAGTAGCAAACCTTTCCAACGTATAAATGGAGTACATATTTGCTATCTGCCCCTGCAAACTTCTTACAATGCCATCCTGAGATTTCAGACTCGCATTAGTTTTATCTAACGCAGCCTTATGCCTTGTTTCAAGAGCCAAGGCCCTGTTCTTTTCTGCATTAAGCTTACCTTGCTCGGTCGCAAGCCTGTTTGCTTGGTTGATAACAGCCGTGAGATTTCCGCTTCTTATGGAGTTCAAGGCATTTGTCATTCCTGCACTTGAAGACTTGGCTCTCTCCAACATATGTATATATTGCCTAAGCTGTTCAATACCTTGTTCAGTCTTTGGCCCTGCAATCCCGCCTATCTTAGAGTTTAGCGAAAGCCTCTGCATAGCGTTATCGGCTCTTTGTATAGCCGAAGTGATACGTACCAAGTCGTTTATGCGCCTATTGTCAGCCGCATGGGCAGACTTGGCCATTCTTTCCTGTTCTTGGTAATAAGCCCTCAACTGATTCTGGGCGTTCTGATAAGAAGCGCTTTCGTAAGGCAACGATATGGCAGACTGAGTACGAGAATAACTTAACGCCTGGTTCACGGGTTGCATAGCCTTCTCCTTTTTAGCCTGGATATCGCTCCACATTCTTCCCTCGCGCTCCAATTGTTTTAATATTATGTCTCTTGAAGTCTGCTCCGCCCTGTCAGCCGCCTGCTGTACAACGCTGTTTTTCGTTATCTCCTTTCCCTTCTCTCTAAGTTTGTTCAGAACCTCGTCAACCGCTTTTTCACTCACGTCAACGCCTATCTTTATGTTCAGCTTCTCTTCCAGCTTAGCCTTTATCTTGGATATATCAGCATCCGTCATATCCTTCAGATACAACGAGTAAAACAATGAACCCAAATTTGCCATATCTGCGCTTCCTCCTATATTTTATTGCCCAACTTAAAACCACTCAAATCAAGCGTTACGCCCGCACCATTTTTGCCGTACTTCTCTTCCCACTTCTCCGCACGTACCATCACGTCCAAAGCGTCAGCCCGCTTGAAGTTATCTCCATGTTTACCTTTATCCTTGCCCTTGCTTCTGCCATTCCCATACACCGTTATTGGGCAGTCACAAGCCATAAGCTCAATCTGTGCCGCTGTATAAGCATCATAATACCCCCACATCGGCACAGTCCAAATCCCCCAGAACAGCCTTAGGGGTTCGGTGAGACAGGGGTGCTTTTCCCCGATTGCCCACGCTGCGCCATAAAACTCTCTTGACGGATACGATTTACTTCCTCCCTCGTCATCGACTTTATCGTGTCCCTCATCTCGGTCAGATATATTGTAATCAAGAAATAGTCTTCCAGTTGTGCTTTTTTTTTACACATATCCACAAGCGGAAGAAGCTCCTTATCGCTGTACTGCTTTACGTAATAGAACCACCGCCATAAGAGCCAATAGAAAAATTTTATTTTGAAATATCCATTCAACACCAATGCAGCAGCGCACTTTGCCGAAACCTTGTCTTCTTCTTTTTCTTCCAAAAGAATGTCCGTCACTTTACGCCTGGTACGGTTTCTCATCCAGCTTATACTGAATTTTCTGCCCCTTATCTTTACTATGTCTTTCTTGTTCTCAACAATTGAATTCAGAGCTTTTTCCTGCTCTGTAGTGGCTTCTTCCACTGTCTTTTTCTTTGCCATAAATAAATTTTAAAAGAAGAAAGGCGGCGGCACACATACGCCACCGCCTTTAAACAGATATTCAATCACATGAAATAGGTACTCTTTATCCCTCGGAATCTTCAGTCTTCTCCAAAATGAATATTTCCACTTCTTCCGAATTTGCTTTGGGTGTTACGGTCACATTGAAGTATGCAGGGTTATCACCGTCAGCGGCAACCAGTGAAGAATACATTTCCACTTTAGGAAGTATGATTATAGTGCTTCTATCATTGCTTGGGAATATGAGAGAACCCAAAACCTTTTTGGGATTCATACTATATCCCTTGCCTTTATAAGTACTTCCGTCAATTAGACCGGAAGCGGCATTAACTGAAACATCCGCACCCGCAGCGGTCTTTACAGTACCCATGAGCAATTCATTTATTTTTCCCGCTACGGAGGCTATTTGCAAAGAGATGTCACTGTCGCCTTTTACAGCCTTTGAAGTCCAGATTCTTCCCGTTGTCAATTTAATCTCTGTCACGTCAGCAGCTCCTGTGTCAAAGGAAATACCGTCTTCCAGCACTGGAAGCTCCATGTCCACAGTCAGAGCAGAAGCCGCAAGGTCAGTGGATTTTATTTCGGTACTTTTGTAATAAACCTCTTCAATGTCATTAAACAAAGTTTCAAGAGATGAAAGTTTGTCTGTAATAGTCATTCCTGCCATATTATTTTCTCCTATAATTTTTTATAATTCATTTGTATAACTATCCGTTGTGTTCACTATCAGTTTTGCCTGAACGAACCAGACTGTAAAGCCCAGCCCGTCATCTCCCTTCATAACCACGCGAGGCTTCGTCGCCGAATACCTTTCGCCTTTCATGGGAAACTTCTCCATGAGAACGTCCGCCATTTCCTGCAACCGCTTTGTGTAAGCTACACCGCTTGCCCTGTTTCTAGCCAACAACTCAAACCGCATTGTAGTACTCTGGTATGCGTTCTGATCGTCCCACGAAACCGGAAACGAAACCACTACCATATCTTCCATCTGTTTCTGGGTAGCGGGCCTGTGTTCAGGAAATACATTCCTGCTCACGTCCGTTACGTTAGCACAGACATCTTTAAGAATATCGCTTATATAGTATCTCGTCACGTGTGCCATTTATTCTATCGGTCTTAAACTTTGGGCCAGCACCCTCGGAGAAATTTGAAAGGTCTCGGTCAGAACATTCAAGCCATACATGTCTTCCAGAAAATCGGAATACTCAGTTCCTGTACACATTACTATACCGTAACCCTTATAGACTTCCGGTTTGTAAGTCGTAAGAAACCTCTTGGCTGTGGTATATCCATACATCTTGTCTGTTTCAACCACATCTTTCAGCCTTACAATCCTTTCTCTTCCTGTCATGTATTCCTCCACAATCGCAACACCATCCTTTTTGTAGCTCAATTTCCTTCGGGTAGGATTAGGAAGATGATCCATATCTTTCAATGCAATCGTTCTTGCCAGTTTTCCCTTCTTGAAAATACCTACCATGTAAGAAGTGATAGTGTTTCCTGTAAGGTTTTGAAACTCCTTTGAAAACTCTGCGTCCACAAGTAACTTGTAAGAAGCATTCGTCAGAACGTCCAGCATCTGTGTGTCCATCAGTTTCTTGAACGTCTTGAATCCTTCATTCAGAGCTTTCGTGTTCGTTCCCATATCCTTAGTTGCTAGCCATATTGAAATAAAACGTACTTCCCATTTCAGACGGGGAAAGGTCAGATATAACGTTTTTCGTAAATGTGCCGCTGTAATCCGTAAAGTCTATAACGTCACCTTTATTCACTCCAAGTATCAAACCTGGAACGTCCACAGCGTAATCACCTTTCAGCACATTGTCAGTCTTGAAAGTACGAAGACTGTTGCTTCCATACTTCATACACTTACCCTCGTACAAAACCATTTCATTCCCGTCATTGAAAGAAGTTTCTCCCTCCATCCGGTAAATCTTGCACGTATGCGGAAAGCTTGGATTATTTACTTTCGCCATATCCTCATCCCCCTTGCAGTCATTCTGATAGTTGAACCTGTAGTATTCTCTCCATACCGCTTGTAGATGTCGTTAGCCATTGCGCGAAGGTTTCGTTTGTCGAATGCGGAACTCTGCGTTCCACCTTCCTTATGTTTCCAAACGCCATGGCTATCCTCTATGCTTCCCTTCACGCTTGGAGTGCTTGCGCACCACATATAAAGGTCAGCTTTGCACAACTCTTTTGTCCGTTTGTCAAGTTCCGTCACATCTGTACCCGGAAGGAGGCCACGGTCTATTAGTATAGTGCTTATAGCGCTATCGTCTACATCAAACCCGACACAACCACGGAGATAACCTTCAATGGTTGTGTCAAGTACTACTGTATTTTGAGAATTATCATTCATTTCACTTTGCCTTTAAGCTGTAACAGTATAGATACACATATACTGCGGCATCTGCGGAACACAAAGGACCGCCATTTCGCTCTCTATGTACATCGTTCTTGTCTTGCTCTCGTATCTCTGTGTCAACAGCGTACGGCCTCCGTCAAACCATGCGATTCTCTCCGTTGGGTCATCAGCAAGTACAATCGGCTGTACGGCCTTAATAGTACCCAATTGACCGTCCGGTACGAATGATACATTCAACGGATCGAAATTCTCGATATTAACAGGCTTGATTTCTTTTGCGTCTTCGTCGAATTTCTCTACAGCCGCAATGCTGTCTCTCGGAACGATAGGACAACCCACCAAAGCTTCGAAAGCCGATTTTTTGGCTTCATCACTCATGTTCTGTGCATATTGTGCACCTACAGTATCAGGCTTGGTAGCACTGGCCGCTTGCGGATATAAGGACAATCCGATACGTGACAGTACCTTAGTATGAGTCAATAAATCATCCCAAAGATCACTGGCTATTTCAAAATGCCCATTAGGGAATCCGAGCTTTCTCATCGCTTTTCTCTTGTTCTTTAAGAACAGGATAGGATCGGAAGTAGAGCCTTCGTTTGCAGGCAAATGGTCAGAGGTGGTCCACCATCTTGCTGTACCCGTAAGAGTTTCCTTGTTTGCAGAAGGTACACCAAAGTCAAAGGTAAGTCCCTTCAAGCCTCTCGGATTATTCTCCAAGTCAATGGTAAACTGTCCTTTGGAAACAATACGCATACGTTGATGTGTCAGCGCATTTCTGTTACCCGCAAGCAGCTTGTCCGTACTGTCAAACATAAGATTTCGGATAGAATCTCTAGCTCCTTGCGTCATAGCAGCTTCTCCAAAACGTTGGATCATTATCATCTGCTCGCGTAACATCTTGGCACTGATTGGATAACGGTGCTTCTGGGTAGGAATCTTGTTTGAACCGATGTTGAATTTGCCGAAACTTTTGTCAAGTCCTTCAGAAGCTTCATCAACATATACGGGTAACGTTGCGATATTAAGTGAACTGATTAGCTGTTCATAGGTATAATCAAGCTGGATTTCATTATCCCAGTCAAAACCGTCCACGTTAAGCACATTGTACTTATCATTGAAACGGTCTACGAAACTTTGAAACTGAGCGTTTCCAAGTCCGAAAGTCAGTAGATCATAATAGTTCTTCACATTTGTTCTCATCTGTTTACCTCCTTATTTTTCGTGAATGGGAACAATCATCGGCAGTACCGCTAATACCTCATCGGGAATTTCTTCTGCCAGACGGTCAATATAAATCTCTCCTGCAAAAACTACTGCGCCCGTAGCATACGGAGACTCCAGGTCCGCATCTACATACACGTCATGGTACAGAAGCCCCTTTATGGTGGAAGGTTCTACAGTACCGGACTCTTGTGTGGCAGTTTTTACTTCGCTCGCCTTGACAATGGTAATTTCACCTTTTGCCTGGTCGAACTTGCACATTGAGCCGGAAGGTATGACAGAGCCTATATAGGTAGAGATATTCTTAATATTTCCACCTACAGGAAACTGCCCTTTCACTTCGTGCCAAATGTTTTTGCCGCCCCCATATTCCTTGGAGGTCTTGCCAAATACATTTCCTAGTGTACTCATTTCTTAATGGATTTTAGTTTTACTTCTTTTCAGGGAATTTACCCTCTTTCGCTTTGCGATTGAAAAAATCATCAAGCTCCTTCTCGTACTCCTTGCTATCGGGTGAAGCGGTTCCTCCACCACCATAAGGAGTGGCACCTTCTCCAAGATAGGATTTGAGGCGCTCTTCGTATAGCTTCTTGGCTGATTCGGTCAGCTGGGTATCATCCATGCCATCCTCAATTTCCACCATTTTCACTACATCGTTCCAAAGTGACTTGTTAGATACTTTCAACTCTTGCCCCTTTTCCAAAACCGAGTTTCTCAGCATGTCCATGGAAGATTTTTTCTTCTCATCGGCAAGTGCTTTTTCCAGGGCTTCCAGACGCTTGGTTATCGCATCGTCAGCTAAGGGAGTAGTATTGGGCTTCGGATTGGGATTTTGTGGGGGTGCAAAGTTTTTCTTCGCTTCCTCCACTGCTTCGGCAACATCATGGTTGTACTGCCCTTCAAGGGTTTTCAGCACCTCTGTATGCAATGCCCAATAAGCATCGTCCGGCTCTGTTCCCTCTGAGGGCAAATGTTTTCCCACGTATGTTTCCAGTGTTTTCTGAGAGAAACTGGTTTTTCCAAGCTTCTCAGTCAGAGTGGATAAGATTTTTTCTTTTTCCATAGGTTTTGAATAAAAAAAATAGAGCTGCATCAGAGGTTTTTCCTCCAATACAGCTCTATCGGCTTTATATATTTAAAATTCTTATTTCGTTCCTGTCACATCAACTTTGATATAACTCCTGCATCGCCTGCATTGAATACGAAGCATGATTACTCCATTCAAGTATCTGACTTCACCCATTTTTTGTCCACATATCGGGCATGTAACCATTTGTAATGTTTCTTCCTTTATACAAGAGTCATCTAATGAAGTCCTTACTTTTATCATACTTTACTGATTATGTTGCAAATATAAAAAGCTTATTGCAAATTTCAAACAAAAAATACGTTTATTTTCTATGAAAGTTTAGATAATATACATATATTTGCAAATATAACCAAGCCAAAGAGCTGTATTAGTGAGCATTATTGCCCGCCGATACAGCTCTTTTTTCGTGTATATGGAACTGATAGATAAAAAGCTGACAACAAAAGACGGATGCGAGGTGCTGGATTGTGATTATGTTCAATCTCTTCGCGATGCAGACAAGAAACGCCCTAACCACTTAAAGATAATAGCTCAACTTGGAGGACAGGAAAAGATTCTCAACTCAAGTGCAGATATTATAATTGGGGGAGGGTGCCGCGGAGGTTCAAAATCTTTTACTTTATTAATGGAAGCTTTGAAAGATATAAAAAACCAGAACTTCCGATCTGTGATTATGCGTCATGAGATAAACGACCTTTCAGACCTTGTTGAAACGTCATACAAGCTGTACAATCCTTTTGGAAAATACAATAAGTCAAAAAATGATATGACTTGGAATTTTGACAAAGGAGGATATCTTGAATTTTCTTATCATGCTGATAGCGTGGAAGATTTTAAAAAACGTTTCCAAGGCCATCAATACTCTTATGTGGGAGTGGACGAAATAACTCACATGGACTATACAAAGTTCAAATACATGGTTACTTGCAACCGTAATGCTTATTCTATCCGAAACCGCATTATAGGAACCTGTAACCCTGATCCCGATAGTTGGGTAGCCAAATTCATAGACTGGTGGATAGGAGAAGATGGATTCCCTATACTGGAACGTGACGGAATAGTGCGATATTGTTTCATGGACGGTGACAGTACAAGCGGGATTTATTGGGGAGATACAAAGGAAGAAGTATATCAACAGTGTAAGGAAACAATAGACAAATATTGGAGAGCTGAATATGAGCAGTACGGAACGCCACAAGACCTGTTTATAAAGTCTGCTACATTTATTGAAGCTAAACTATCGGACAACATACAACTAATGCGTTCAGACCCTACCTATCTTGCCAACCTCGCCAACCAATCCGAAGAACAGCGTGCCCGTGATCTCGACGGCAACTGGAAATACCGCTCAGTAGGTGACGATATGATAAAGCTTCAGCACATGGAAAACTTCTATCATGCCCCTTATAAGCAAGGCGATAATGTCCGCAGGGTGTCATGTGATGTGGCTTTTGAAGGAGGTGACAACATGGTGATGGTGCTATGGGTGGGATGGCACATTCAGGACATATACGTATGTCAGTTCAATTCCCGAATGGCAGTCAATGCAGTAAAATCAAAACTCAATGAATGGCATGTGAGAGAAGAGAACTTCACATATGACCTCAACGGTTTGGGACAAGCATTCAAAGGATTTTTCCCGAAAGCGATACCGTTCAACAACCGTGAAGCTGTCACCGATGAGTTCAAGGGAATTTACGCCAACCTCAAATCACAAGCGGCATATCTTTTTGCCGATAAACTTATTAACTGCGAAATTTCAATAAACGAAAATCTGATAGACAAGAAATTTAACGGCACACCGCTTTCCCTCATTCTTAACAAAGAAAGAAAAGCTATAAGACAAAGCATAAACGAGGCTGACAAAGGTTTCTCACTCATAAAGAAAGTGGAAATGAAATCCATTGTAGGACACTCACCGGACTTCATTGAAGCCATGCTTATGCGTATGATATTTGAAATAAAGAAAACCGCTCATGTAAAACCAAGATTAGCCAGAATAGTCAGACCATTTAACCGCTATAGAAGATGAATACCAAAGAAGTAAAAACTAAAAGACCGTGGAAGAAAATACTTCCCAACGGAAATTCTCATGGCACTTTTACAGCATCCACAGAGGTGCCGATGCCTTCTGATGACATCGCTTTCAGCATAGTGACACAAGCGGATTTTCTCCGTGAATATTATCCAAGCGGCCATGCCATAAATGATCCTACGGTATATCCGGATATCACTCGTGAGGAACTTGTACCTGTACTTGATGCGGAAGGAAATGATACCGGAAAAACGAAAAGCCGTTACTATACTGAATTTGTTCCCCGATACGCATTTGCTTTCCAGCAAATAATCAAGATAAAGCAGATGGTGCATCTGTGCGGAAACGACATACAGTTTGAACTATGCAGTCCTAAACCTTCTCAGAAAGAGATGGATATATTTAACATATACCGTGAAGGATGGATGAAAAAAAACATGGAAATAGCTTTTTTTGATGCTGCAAATTCCGTAAAGACCACAGGAGATACGGCTTTTCTTGGATATTTAGACAATGGAGTGTTCGGGCATAAGGTATTGTCGTTTGCCAATGGAGATACACTCTATCCGCATTACGACTCAATCACCGGAAAACTTCGTCTCTTTGCCCGCTCGTTTAATGATACCGACAATAACGGAGGAACGACAACGGAATGGTTGGAAGTATGGGATAAAACTTATATGTACCGTTTCAAACGCAACGGAGAAGCCGCAAAGACATTTAAGGACAAGATTCTTGGCCTCTTTGGAGTAGATGGATATTCTTTGGTGGAAAAACGCCCACACGGGTTCCCTTTCATTCCTGTGGCCTACCATCGAGACGAAGACGGAGCCTGTTGGAGTGCATCTCAAGACAGCATAGATGCTTACGAAATGTCATTTTCACAAATGGCACATAACAACCAGGCATTTGGAGAGCCAACCCTTGTGTTTCAAGGTGAAGGAGATAGGCTTGATGCTCAATATGATGCTAACGGTACAATTAAGACGCTTTCAATGGGTACAGATGATAAAGTGTCCTATTTAAGTGCCCAAAGCGCATCTGAAAGTTACATGAAGCAACTCGATACGCTCTACAAGATGATATTTACCCAATCTTTCATAGTTGAACCTCCAGAACTAAAATCAGGAGATTTACCGGCGGCAGCATTAAAAATCCTCTATTCTCCGGCTGTTGAGAAAGCTATGAACGATGCTCCCAAATACCAAAAGTTCCTTGATGACATGGTAGCCATATTCTCCTATGGTTACGGAATGGAAATGAAAAAGACCATCGATTTTACCAATCTCAATATGAAATGGTGGATAGAGCCGTATGTACATGTGAACACGTCCACTGTCATTTCTGACCTTGCAACTGCTGTACAAAATGGTTTCTGTTCCAGGCAAACTGCATCCGAACGTATAGAAACCTTATATACCACTAATGGAGAATGGGACAGGATCGTCCGGGAAAAGAAAGAAGAACAGCAAGCCGACCTTCTCTTTGAACTAAAGACAGCTAAAGCGAATAAGACAGAAGGAAACCAAGTCACCGTAGAAGAGGGAGTGAAAGCCTAATGAGATATCCGTCAGACAGAGAAATAGAGGAAGCGAAGGATTATATCCGCCAGAGGCTGCAAGCTGAAAAAAGCATGGGGAGAAATCTCCGTACCGCTATGCTCCGTGCTGCTGAAAGAATAATATCCATATCCCACAAATACGGCATACCTCCAAAGATGTTCCGCTTTTCCTTAGACCGGAATCTGAAGCACGAGGTGGAAGCTGTCATTTCTGATTTGCGAGCCACTATCGAAGACTACACTTCAACCCTTTCTGTAGCCACTCACAATGATAAGGAAGAAGAGATATTAGCATATATCACACGCAACTCATACGGAAAAACATTTGGTGAACGTAACGCCATATATGCCAACCGATACAAGTATGAGCTGGAAGCCGCCATCGCCGCATCTATGCTTGCGGGAACATCGAAAGCTGCCACCCTTCAACTCATATCCAAAAACCTGGAACACCCGTACGACAATCCAGACTTTATAGAAGCAGTCAAAGCAGGAGATATGAACGCCACACGCATACGGACCGATGGTATAAGCTACGGGATAGGACGAACCAATAGCAGTTTCACGGCCCTCCGTAATCTGACCGTATTTGCGGTGGCAGAAGGTTGGATGAAATATTGGTACCTATCGGGAACAGAGAAGGGCGCAAAAGGTTTTATTACTTTCCGATCCAGTAGCTTTCCCTGCCAGACATGTGACGAATATGCTATGCGGACTCATCCTATGTCAGACCCGTATCCACCACTTCACAATCATTGCGTATGTGGAATGGCGTTTATCTATTAACCTAAAATACAAGAAAATATGCTCAAATATTCAAAACGATTCATTAACGAAACCAAGAGATACAACATATCCGTATTGGAACGCGCAATGGCAGACATGATAATGATGGGCTGGGATGCTACTGAAGCTTTTATTGCTACCGGCCAGTACAAGCCTACCCTTGCCGATGAATGGAACAAGCAGCAGATAGACAAGATCATCAACGACCCCAACATTCTTACCTATATGCAATCTAAGCAAAAGGCAATTCGATTGGGACGTTTCAAGAAAATACCGACCTCGTGCGATAAGGACGAGAAAGAAGAAACCGAAGATGACTTTACCGGAAAGTTCCGCGACAAGGATGAAGTACTCAATGCCCTTGCCGCCACAGTCAAAGACCTAAAAGGCAGAGAACGCGCTGATGTTCTTATGAAAATAGCCGACCTCCAGCAGATGAAAAAGGAAGAAACAATAGAAGAAGACAATACTGTCCATTTCTATCTTCCAATCTCCTGTAAGTCATGCTCTCTATACATGAAAGCTAAAAACAAGAAAGCACAGCTGGAAACAAACAATGAAGAAGGATAGCTTATCCGTAACCGGAAAAAGTTTAGGGGCACGGTGTACATAGAATACTCCCGTGCCCCTCTTTATTATTTCATTCGATAAAATTACCTGCTATTTTAAAATAGCCACACACCCAATCACAAGAACTATCAGAGAAATCAGTGCGGTTACAATTCCTGTTATCGCAGCCCACTTGCTCCAATTAACAGGATTGAATAAATATGGGTTATCATACAGATACATCTTGCCTTGCTTGGTCAGCCTTATACCACATACTTTGCCATTGGTAAGGAACGAGCATTTCACAAGGCCCGCCTTTTTTAGAGAGCTTGCAGCTAGCGCATATTTGTCATACGAAATATCACTAGGTACATCCGTAAATCCTGCGTCAAGCATCCGCAACACTTTTTTTTCGGTCTTAGACAGCTTTATCCGTTCCATTTCACTTTCATAGTTTAACCCTCAGTTCCACTACATACCTAAAATCCGTCTCTTTTCCCATGTTGTCATATACAGGTTGCCGGATAAACCCTATTTCATCCACAATAAGCCCCGTATTCCTCTCATACGTAGCCAGCATACCGGAAATGTCCTTCTCAATTTCCGCTTTCAGGGCTTTCGCTTTTTCTATTTCCCCCATTTTCTCCCTCCATTTCTTTTTTCATGTCATACTTAGTCCGTTCCTCCGCAAGAATTTTGGCATCTTCCTCGTCACTGACCGATTCGGCTTTCACGCGATCAATAGCCCGTACAACAACTTGAACTACATCATTCTGAAACTCAGCGTCAAGAAGTGTAGCAACAGCGAATACGTTATTGAAAATAACACCTACGCCCGACTTGTCCTCCTTCAGCACACTGTCAAGCAATCCATACATCATGCTGTCAATCCTATACATGAATCTGAATATGCCGCCCGAAGCACGAACCTCCATGAAATCTACTCCGTCCATCTCCACCTTTTCGACAATCCAGTTGCCAATCTGTAACTTTTCTCCGTCTTTCATAAACTATTATTTATATAATTAATAATTTTATATTCTACATCGTTCCCCTGTATATTTACATATAAAGGAGTATTAAAATACTTGTCATCTATAAACCCATCCTTTGTCAGAAGTTTTTCAATAAATATTCTCCTTAAGAAGCTATCACCGTGAGGCACTACTATAATGCCCCCATTTTCCGATTCTATTTTCAAGAAAATATCCGATTGCTCTTTCTCTGAAAACCCACTTATATCCGTGACTCCATATTTTACAGCCAATGAACCTATATTGTATCCGTACTTTACGCTATCGGAATGACAATATTGAGTAAACAATCCTATATTGTATATAGTTATCATACCTTGTCTATATTAAAGTTCTACATATCCTCCGCGTCATACTCTACGTCCCCGTTATACCCGTCAAAATCCATGTCCATGTCAGATACAATAGGAACAGGAGTCTTCAATTCCTTCTCGTTACATCCGAAAACCTTGTAAATAATGCCCTTGGAATCCCTTCTCCTGCTCATCTTACCGAATCCCAGTTTCGTAAGCTGCTTTCCAAAGTCCTGCATGCTTACACTTTCAAAGCCGTTGGCTTCCGCATAACGCACCATATCGTTATACATGTCTGAAGACCTTAACCACGTGAATAACTCGCCCTTGGCATTGGCGGAAGGTCTTATCCCGCGTGCAAAAGCCCATGAGAAAGTTATGTTGCTTTCCCCCATGACTATAAGCTTCTGCTTCTCCGAGTTCTCGCTCTTCGGAAAGACAAACCTCCTTTGCTTTAAATATTTCCCGCCTCTGATAATCCAATTCAATATACCAGGATATTCCTGCTTCAAATCATCTGCAAGATGCTTGTTCTGCATCTCTTCCGGGATGACATTCTCAAACATCACATACAAGAAACGCCTGAAATATCCATAGCTCGTATCCGAAGCCTTCGGGAGATTGTTCATGTTGAATATCATCCAAGGGACATTCCTCACCTCATATACATTCCCTCCGATATTCCGACCATAAACCATCTCTCCTGAGCATAACGTCTTGAACGCGTCCTCATAACCCGATATGTCCCGCGCTTGTATCTCCGGGCACATGTTAACCAACTTGCCGTCAATCCTGGCAATATTCCTCAACCTCTCGTCACCTCCCTTGATCAAAGACAACAATCCCATAGAGGAAACATTCTCCCTGCCGAATATCCCCGTTATCGTCTCGTATATCACAGACTTGCCGTTGCTACCAGTACCGAACAGCATAAGGCAGTTCTCAACCTTGTCTATCATCTTCCCCCTGTCAAACGTACACAGTCCCAAGTACATTTGCAATATCAACCTGCTATCCTTCTCCGGCAAGACAGTCCGCAAGAAAGACTGCCACATCGGACACTTCGCACTGGGATCATACTCATAAGGATGCTTGTATATAACGTGATACTTGGCATCAAAAGGACGCAATTCCCCATCCGTGAAGTCAACCACACCGTTAACATAAGCCTTGATATGGAACACCGGACAGAACGGATTATTGATACGGATAGAAAGACGAGCCTCGTCCTGGAACTTCTTTGATGAATAATGCAAAATCCTACTGCTTACCCGCATGCGAATCAACCACTCCTCGATAGCCTTGCCTATCAACTCAGGATTGACCGGCTCGTAAATCTCACCAGTAAACAGGTAATAACAGCCATGAAGATAACAGAAATCACTATTTGCCATGATCTTAAACACAAGACTCTTGATTATCATAGAAGATTCGGCAAAGTCGGAACCCGAAGAAAAACGGGCAAAAACATTCTCGTCAGAAAGAGTGCATAATTTAGTGACTATTAAATGCAGTATATGGTCATAATAACTATTCATACAAAAGTGCTTGAATATTAAATAATTATAAAAATATCAGTTAACGTAATGCATAAAAACAAGCGTTTTATAGAAATATATATCGCATACATTAACTTATATTTTCTACAAAAATACTGATTATATACACAATATACAATATTATCATTAATTTATTTTATATCAAGGATATATAATATGTAGTATAAAAAATAACATATACAGGAAATGAATAATAACCATACATATTAAAGCGTAACTGAATTAATTTAATTGCATATGCAACTGAATAATCAATATAATAAGAAACAAACGGGAAAATAAAAAAAAATAAAATAAAAATTTTGAGCGATAATCATTTGCCTTTTTGGTAATAAAACCCCACCCCGGGGTGGGGTATTCATGTTGTAAATATTATACTAATAATATTCACAAAACACCCTCTACAAGCCGCACGAAGCATATTTACACCATTTTATTATATTTACTGTTTATATATTTAACCGCCCATTTTTATGATAAATATTATTTTCACTTTCTCGTGAATATTATATCTATAATATTATAACAGGTAAAGATAACTCACTACATTTGCAATACCAAAGGGATAGAAATAGTTACATATGCAACCAAAATATATACATAATCTACACTGTCATTCTTTTGGTTTTAAACGATGATATTATTAACGATTAAAATATAAGATTCACTACTGTCCAAAGAAATTTTCCCATAGAGTCAACTGACCATCATCGGAGT